GCATCGGATACAGATGGATGGGAGCAGGTGGGAGCAGATATCGTCTCCTGCGACCCAGCACTCCAACGACTCTGGCCAGCATGTCCCAAAAAGGATGGGGCACGGTGCATTGACGGAATGTTACAGTTCCTGTGCCGGGTCCGACTTGTTGGCAGTGTACACATTCGGATTTCGGAAGAAGAACCCAACAATGAGATAACAACTTAAAGACGACAACAATCTGTAACCATGACACATGCACCATCAACACATCTTGCCACAAACCACCATCCTCCGGGTGGTGAATGCCTCATGGAACTCACTCTGGGACACACGCATTGGCAGACGGCCTCTCAGGTCGCTGCGAATCGATGCGCAGGTCGTCGGCAAGCTGTTTCAGGAGCTCATGACCCACCAACTCCACGCCGTCGATCCCGTCATGTGGCCAGATCCCCTCGCACCCAGGTCCGCCAAAGACCCCGACTTTAATTGCATTGACGCCAGGTACTCCTTTGAACTCAAAATGTGTTCGCAGAAAGGCAGCAGACACGTCTACGGCAACAGGTGCTCATCACCAGGCTACATGAGCACAAAGGGAAAGTCCAGGGACTGCTGGATGATGACGATCAATTATACAGATACGCGAATCAATCTAATCCGCTTTGGGTATATACACGGAATAGATTGGGTCGGACAGGGGAGCGCCTCGGGAAACTCTGCCAGGCTGAAGGCGCATGTCTACGACGCAAAACTTCGAGTTGTGAAAGGACCCTACCAACTCGAAGCTGACCCCATGATTCTACGGGGTGTTGGGGAAAAAACACCGTATACGTCCGTCAAAGATGCACTGGAAGCTGGTCACCCAGAGGCCAGAAGATTCGTCGACGCCAGTTTTTATTAGCACTACTTTTTACCGATCCGCTTCACTTTGAATGCCGACTTCTTTGTCACCCGGTCGTTCTCATCTTCCTTTTTCGAGTGCTTGTTCGCAAAACTGTGGTATGCCGGACACCCAATCTTAAAGTTCTTCGAATTGGGGCCACGGAGGGGGGCCTTGTACCAAAAAACGTTCTCTTCCAGCTTGTTGCTCTGTGTCGTGTTGTCCACCACCAGTAAATGGTAGTCCTCAGTTGTGTTGTCCATGATGCTCTGGAACATGTTGAACGTCGGAATCACGCCGAAGAAGTTCTTATACAGACGCTCCCTATCTTGTACTCCAGGCGTTCGGGTGGTTATCACGTAGTCAACGTTGCTCCGGAAATATGTTGGCAGGTCCATGAGGTACTGGGCGGTAATAACCAGCATAATGCCATAATGACGACCGTTAAACATAAGCTCTCTCATTTGCTTGGACACGAACAGCGTTTTATTGAAAGCAAGGTCGTCAAGCACGATAAAGATATTACGCATGGTTCCTTCCTTGGCCAGGCGTTTCTGCTTTGCAATGATGGTGTCAATCACATCAGGACGCCAGTCACTGTAAATATACGCATCAGGAACACCACACGTCTGCTGGAAAAAACCCGTGGCCTCCTCCGTGCTGCTTTTGAGGATACCCATCGGGATGTGGCGTTTGTGGTATAAAAGATCAGCCAAGACGACTGATTTTCCAGAATTCCTCTTCCCCACGATCAAAAACACCCGCCTATCATCAGTCTTGGCCATGTCAAATTTCTTCAGTGCTAGTGTACTCATGAGCCTCTCCAGTCTATTAAGAAAAAATAGGACCTCTCCTGACGTGGATTTTTAATTTTTTGGAGCAAGATGGCGGATGTTTTGTGTCGTCTTTTGGACCACTCGAACGACTACCACGTGCCCTGCTGTGGAAGATTCAGAAAACGATTCGTCTTCTGGAATGAGAACAATACTCAAGTGTGCTGCGATCAGTGTGGGGATGCCAACAAACCAAGCTACCAGATCTACAAGTACACCTACCAGCTTGCCATGAAATATGATGACGTGAAGCATTTTCTTCCGTATCATACGGACGTCATGTCATACGTCTCCAACGGGGCACGGGTCACTCTGCTGCGGCCCTCGATGCGTATGGCGGGGCAACACCAGTGTCTTTCCTGTTCCAACGTGGTGCAACGACGAAACTGTTATTGCAGCGTGCTGTGTCTATATGACGATCTCCTGATCACGCACGAACACACGGATGAACATACCCCCAGTCTCTTTCGCAAACACGTACAGCAGCAGACAATCACCGTGGCTCCACCACCACCTACACCAACGGGCCGTAAGCGCGTCAGCAGGGCAGCGGTGGTGAGGAGGACCCGAGACAGGAAGAACGCCTCGCCCACACCGTCGCCATCCCTGTAATTGCTGCCTCATTTGAATGAATCGTACAGTCTGTAAAATCGCTGAAGCTCAATATTTGCCAGTCTGTAGAGCCATTTACACCGTTCCGGCTCTGTGCACATGTCAACCGCAACCTGGATACGTGCAAACCTGAACGCCGACTTTTGAGCAAGCGGTGACATGTCTCCTATTGATGCTCGTGAATTAAAAATGTAACATACCTCAATAATCATGTCAATCACCAATTCCAAGGACACCTACTCGAATCTGCTGTATAGATCACCCGTTGGCAGGTCGTCCAATAACTGCTATGCCTATGCCATCGACCATTACGACACAGAACAGGGCAACAAACTGCAGCCGGGCGAACTCTCGGGAAAAGACTCCCCGATTGACCTGTCAAACTGCGCAGACCTGATAGAGAGAGCCATCAACGATGCAAAAAGCATGGGGTGGACACTCACGCCCAGCAACGTCAATTCCAAGTGCTCCAAAAACCAGTACCACGTCATGGCCGTCCTCTCGCCGGATCAAGATTATCATTGGTACCGTCATCATAAACACGTCCTCTACAGAATCCAGACTCCAAGGTCGATACGGGCCATCGCGCGTGAATTTGGCGTCCCGGAAAAGGATGTCCATATCCCAGGCGATCCATCCAAAGCCAACGCGGGTGATCTCGTGCTCGTCCGAAATGCACACGTCTGGTCACACAAACGCGGACTGTCGGAGGAGGGACCGTTGCTCAAAGATGCATGCGGCAAGTTCATTAAGAATCCCGCAACAGCATGCAGAGCATACCCCGGACTAGACTACTCTGTCGTGTGCAAAACCTTCTGTCTCAACAAAGCATCCGCCAAAAATAAATAAATAATGCTAATATATTACACATGGACAATCTGAGTAACAATGTCGATCCCTACACGTTTGAAAAGTTCCCCAAACGGTTTGCTGTCACCATTGGCAAACAGACCCATAACGCTCGTCAGTTGCTGCGTGCTGCGCGTCATAGCGGCGGCGAAATACGAGATATGTACAGACAACCAGTCGAGCCTCATATCCGCCACAATATACTGACAAAGACCGGGATCGTTCCAAGGGAAGCGGTACCATCACACATCCAGGATGAGCTGATTAGACACGGGCGCAAGATGGGACTGACGGAGGAAGAAATCACGGGACAGGTCAAATACCTCACCAGGAAAACCATTACAAGGCTGCGGCGACAGGCTGCGCGGGAACTGAGGAGAAGGCAAGGACTGACCGTGTACGATCACAACCCACACCATCAGGGACCTCCGAAGAGGCAAACAGATGGTCTGCGTAGGGAACTGTTTTAAAATGATTTTTCTGAATAATTAACGAACGAATCCACGCTGTCCTACACAACCCGCAAACTGCGCACTGCCAGATAATGTACACTGCTCCTCCAAATCCGCAACAACGGCACAGTGTCTCTGCAGCGCCTTGAAAAAGGTCTGGTCGGGGTTGAGCAGCTCGTCGTCGGAAGAGGACTCAAAGTGGATGATGTGGAAAGGCTTGCCGTTTTTGACAGTCTTGGTGTGTTCTCCGACCATCTGTTCGATCACGGAGGCCCGGAGAATCATCACCTTGCTCTCTTTAATGCTTTTGATGGGGATGTATCGGCTCATCGACGACCCCTCCGGCACGACGTTGTACACGTTTCCGGCATGCCCCATGGGTTCCGAAGAAGATACACTCTGGACCCTTGCCTTGACTCGTTCCCAGTCCACCTGAGACAGGGGGTACACGCCGTATACAGCATCACGGCCACCGTCAATGGCACCAAAGATAAAGTCGGCAGAAAACCCGTTCCTGGCGTCCACGATCACAACGTACTCACCGTCAGAGTACATGTTCAAAGCATCTCCAACGCTGTTGATGATGTGGAAATCCATCACAAGATCCGCACGACGAGCGGCAAGTTGCTGCAGCTTTAGAAGGGATGTTGTGCACTGCAGACTGATTTCGTCTGTATGAGTAACCACCGCGAAGATGATACGCGTCTTGGCTGTTGTTGCTGTTGTCGCTGCCATGCTCTGAGTTACAAATCGTATTTTTTATCACCACAATGAACGAGGGTGCCACACGCTTCTCCTCCTGCTGGTCACTACCACATGGTCATCATTTCGCGGTGTGTTGCCGGTGGTTTGGTCCACAAAGCTGCTGTTGCTGTCGGTGACGGACGTCTCGGGACAAATCTCGCCCTCCTCCGAGGTCTGGGAAGAATTCGCAGAGTCTTCATCCTCCAGCATAAGCAGTTCACCCACAATTTTCATCGATTCACGGAGCTCTTTCATGCATTGTTCGAGTCGGTAGGATTGGAAAGCACACAGACCAAGCGCGACGAGCCAAAGCATGGTGATCTTGTTGGTTCACGGCCAAACATACTTCTTTAAGCCCCTAGCCGGTGAATGTAAATGAGAATCGTTCTCGCACGTCACCGGAATACGTGTGGGTACCAATGTGACACATGGTCGATGCAATATCGGCGTAAATGGTGCCTCCAATTTGCTGGAATCGACGACAGAAAGCATAGTCCTCGCTGAGATACCGCTGTGAATCCTTATCAATCATGCAGTCCATGATGGCCACATACTCTTTGACGGGGTGCTTCCCCGGGTTGATGTCATTCACGCATTTCAGCTCCGGGTACTTTTCTTTCATTAACGTGATCACATCACGGGGAATCATCATACAGCCAGTTGCCGTATCCAGGACTTCAACAAACCCATTTTCCACCTTTGTATCTTTTTTAACGATATTGATGTTAAAATCAACGACCTGCGATTGGATGGGCTCCGTGGACCCTTTCTTGACCTGTGCCCAGTTATACGACTTTTTGGGGTACACACCAGACACCACAGAGTTTGGGCGCTGACGAGCAAACGGAAGCAATCGGTCGGTGATCATCGAGGGATTGAATGCAAGATCCGCATCCAGGAAGAGCAAGAACTTTGCGCCGGACTGGTGAAACTGCTCAATCAGAATGTTTCGGCCACGCTGAATGAGACTCTCGTTCCCCAACAACTGAATGGCAACGGAAATCCCCTGCTTCATACACTGTCCCTGGAGCTGGAGTAAACAGGCAACAAAGGCTGCATTCAATTTGCAACCATACGCTGGCGTTGCCACATAGAGTTCGGCCATATGTGGAAACGCGAGATTAGATTTATGTGGTACTGACGCATGTATTACCTGTGTTGACGACGAGAATGACGAACAGCATCCTCCAGAGCATCCCGGCGTGCTTCCCTGGCATACCGGGCAAAGGCACGCTCATACATATCAATGACGGTTGCATGGTACTTGACCGGGAGCCTGTCGAGTTCCGGCTTGAGGTGTTCCCGAACAAGCCTTCTGACCGTGGCGCTATCCCCGGCCTGGACTGCACGGACCAGATTTGAAGACGGATGAATGCTCATTATACCTGTATACTTATAAATAAAACTACGACGTCCTGTACCGGATGTTCTTGAATTTGAATGACTGATCCTTGGACGGTGCCCAACTCGCATCCGATCCACCGTACCACATGCTCCATTGGATACCACTGAATTTGTTCTTATCAGATGCATCCGTGATACGCCCATCGCTCAGGTCCAACCTCTTTCCGTTGACGACCAACCAGATCTTCGCATTGGACGTCTTGGGATCGTTCAGCGTCCACCCCATGGTCACAGAGTTCCATTCACCCTTCTTCAGGTGCACCTTCTCCTTCGTGTTCCGCCACAAATCGATGCCAGCATCCGGGAACTCGTTGTTACAGGCCTCCAAAAACTCCCTGCCCTGGTTCTTTTTGATGTTGCCCTGGTCGGTGCATGGATACAAATAACCCACCAATTGACCACCACGCCTCCACATGACCCTGTACGAGGCATCATTCTTTGCGTAATCCTTACCACCAGTGCCATTGTTGACGATGAGCCCGGGCAACTTGCCGCCTTTTACGGGGTCCCAATCTTTGTCCACAAACACATCGTACGACAGCTCGGCAGTGGTCGCAGGGAACCCTTTGAGTTTATCGTACTTAATGTTGACGCCCTGGTTCGAGCGGAATCCTTTCTTGGGAAGAATGACCTCCGCGTATTCCATCCCACCCCTAAAACGACTGGTGTTGCTGGTCCATCCGATCAGGGTGGTAGGAAGCGTTGTCCAACTCTCCCCCCCGTCACTGTTGTTGTCCTGAGCGGCAGCAGCGGCCTTGATCTCCTCCAAAGCCTTGTCCGCCCTCTCAACGTGCTTTTCAATCTTGGAGACGTTGCCGTCCACCTTCTTGAGGCGTTTCTTGATCTTGCCGAGGGTCTTGCTCACCCAATTGACGTTGTTGGTAGATCCCATGGTGAATCGCCATATATTATTTGACGCAACAAGACGCACTTAAAGGGGAGAACAAGTCACCACAATGCATGGATGACGTCGACGATCTTGTGCTGGACAACATCATACGTCTGTGCACCGCAGAGTCTCGAGGCAGGTTGGCATGTGTCTGTCAACGCTACAAACAGGCCGTCAGACGAGTGGACCGGATGCACGGCGCAACCGTTGTGGTCAAAGAGTACACATACCACCAACGAATCAAATGGATTCGGAGTCACGCACCGTCCATCCTCTCCTGCATCGCCACCAAAGTACCGCTGCACAGGCTGCCCGTACTCGATATGACAAACTTACGAGTTCTCAGACTTGCCAGGATCAACGTCAACATCCGAGAACTGCTCGCCATCAAACATCTGCCCCTCAAAAAACTCGAAATGGCGCATCTGACCAGGTGCTTTTACCAAATCGACCGGTTTCAAATGTCACTGCTCAACCACATTCCTCACATTTCCCTGTCGTTTGATGATACGTGGAACGCGGCAGTCCTCGACAATCTGGGGTGTATACAGACGCTGCAGATACGGTGCAGACAGGGGAACTGGTTCAGACAACCCACCGTTTGCATCGAGTCCGTTGGCAAACTGGAGCATCTTTCCGTGATATGCCACAACAAACCCAGGGTAGACGCCTCCGTCAACAAAACAGGACTCAGAAACCTATACTTCCACTGCGACACACTCAGAAACGTCCAACCCATGTACAGGCTCCTTGGTCCATACACGCACACACTGGAACTGCATGCGAAATTGGCCACAGTGTCCACCAGAAAGTTATTCGCAGCATCTCCAGGTCTCACACGTGTGCGGCTCCGGGTTATGAATCTGCAAAATACTTGCCAACCACTCCACACCATCAAACACATGTCGGTCTTTGCAGACATGTACATCTCTCGTGACAATATCCCACAACCCAAGTCGTTAATATGCCCTCGGATTGTACTCTATAAAAAGGAGAAACACCGCCAGACCCAAGATCATCAAAAAAAAGTATTGTGAATATATTATGGTGTCAACCAGGGGAAACAGAAAACGGATAGGAAATGATGAGGAGTCGGTCTACCCAAGAAGATCACCGAGATTCATGGCAAGCCCGGGCAGCAATATGAGCAATATGAGCAATTTCAGCCCGTTCTCGTCACCGGCTGCTGCTGCGACGGAGGACATGCAAGAGAGACGACAAGAGAGACAAAAGAGGCCAAGGAGGAATACGAAGTTCGAGACGGTGCAGTATACGGTGGAACACGATGGTCAGATGGCGTCAACGATTCCAGGGGTGAAGATTTATGCGGACGGGAGGATCGAACCCCCTGAGCATCTGCCTGAACATCTGAAAAATCGCATTAGGCACAGCTACTCCGAGATCCCGTCGTGGAATTTCCGTCGTGCTGAGGATAAATTCCCACTACCACGCATTTATCCCGGTGGATCGTCTGGACGTGTGGGAGGAGAGAACTTGTCGATGTTGGATAAACATGCCCAGAAATTGAGGCGGCTAGAGGCGTATGAGCGTTTGTCACAGAGTGCACCAAAAATACTACCGGCACGGAAAACGGGGGCGCAAAAGAAGGCCTCAAAGGTGAGATCATGGATGAGCAAGAGGAGGGAAGATTTCCCAGACGATTTTGCAGGGTACGAGGCCGAGGTTACCATCAAAAACCCCCGAAACGCTAAATTCTTCCAGGAACATTACGGGAAAAACGCAGAGAAAATGTATGAGGGGATGATGGAGGAAGCGGGTCATCATGCTATGCACAGGGACCGCGAAGACCTCGAACGGGAGCTCATGGTTGCCCGCGAACTGGCAAGGCGGCATCCAACCCCCAGCGCAAAGCAACGCATTCGGACCCTGAGGGAGGCACTCAGTATTCAAAACTCGATGTAATTCGATGTCATGAATGTTACTACTGCTTCCATCGCTTGCCGCAGGAGAGACACTGGATGAAACAGGTCATTGGCTCATCAGCTGATCGGGTTTGGAGCTGGTAAAAACTCGTCTTCTTCGATTTGCACTTGTTGCAGGTGAATGCTCCGTCCGGTGCATTCTCGACGTCCACTGTAAGCTGCTTTCGAAGGGCTTTATAGGCAACTCGTTCGAACACCGGGTTCCACAACTCTGGATTCATTTCGTAGGGCGTCATACTAATAAACTTTTTGAGGGGCAAGTCGCCCCGTTGTATATTCTGTCGTAACGTATCATTGGTCTGCAGGTTATACATGTCCAGACCAATGGCGCGATTTGTGTACACCTGCCGAAACGAACGTCCTTTTAACTCGGTCGTCCATTTCAACGGGATCTTTTCTTTCATACATCTGCGGATACAATCGTTCCACAGCACAATCTCCAACTGTTTCCCCAGACTCTCAGACTCCAACGTCTTTGCAAACCGAGATGCTACCTTGTCTCTTGTATTGTCAGGTGTCGCCATTACTCTCTCAGATCACACGTCTCGTCTTTAAGTGCATGACTACTGTGAGAGACTCTCGCTCATCACAGAGAGACCAAAGATGGGCATATACGGAAGAGCTGCCACAACGACCAGGGCCGCGCCAATCCCGAACATGATCTTGTTCTTTGATCCGTCCATTCTCTTCGACATGACCGCCAGAAGAATACCAACCAACGCAATGAGACCGCCAATGGCACTTGCACCCATACTTCCCACAGTTGCGCCGAAACCGAGCCTGATACTGTTCTTCAGATTCATTATGGTATACGTCAGGTTTTATTCTAATACGAGTCGTGCACATTGTCAACGCCCAACGCAATCAGGTACATAAACAGCATGAAAACAATCATCACAATGCTCGGGACCTTGGCATCGGCATGGAAAATCGTCAGCTCCGACACCAACAAACCGAGCAACACGGCCTTCTGGAGCCTGTACTTCTTCTCCTCAATGATACCCATCAACAAATACGTCAAAGCCGTCGTGAAAATGCCATAGGACAGAGATTTGATGACGTGGTGTCCCCCGAAGACACTCTCGGGGATGTACTGTTCGTACAACATCGGGCTGATCGCTGCGAACAGAGGCACCAGCAGCTTGACGTGATGATACGGGCTCCAACCGGCAGAAAGCAATCCTTGTCCTCCCATTTATACAAGTACGGGAGATTATTATTGCCAGTGTCATTTCATTTGCAGAATGAATTGCGATTGTGCAAATTTGTCAGAGCAGAATCTGCTTTGGTCGAGCGACCAGTGCGTTTGTACCACATGTGCCCGTGTCGTAGAAGCGCATCCCATGGAACAGGGACCCGAATGGTTCGATGATGCGCAAGCAAGGTGTCCCACGTTAGGCCGATATGATGCTTACTTGCCAGATCTACCAGGCGTTGTTTTCGAGGGGAAGAAGAAACGTGCTCGTGATCCACACAAAACCCTGAAAACCGGGCTCAGGCTGGTGGATACTTGCTCCTTGCAACTTGGCCTCACGCCTGATCACAAAATGACAGCTTCTGCAAGGGAAATTTTCACCGATTTCGTTCATGGCCGCAAGAAGACCAAGAAAACGATCCGTCAGCGCGATCTTAAAGTGTACGCGGCAGTGGCAATGTACTTTGGGTGCAAAATCCACGAACAGTCGTGCGACAGACACCCGAGAACCATTCGGGAGATTGCCGCATCGTGTGAAGTCACCTCCAAATGCTGCACGGATGCCATCAAAGAATTCAAAACCGTTCTCTCTGATGCCTGCTATGCCATGTTGCTTTTCCGCACCGTCACCGCCGAAGATCTATTCGTTCGTGCTCTGGCAAGTCTGTCGCTTCCGCCCAAGCAAAAGTGTGCAGTCCAGAAGATGTGCACGGAACTCTACGCCAAATTCAATGATATTCTCGCAGGAAAAACGCCCGAAACGGTTTGCTGTGTGTGTCTGTTTGTGGCGTGCGAACGATCCGGCGTAGACGTTGATAAGACTGATGTCCACAAGGCGTGTGCGGTGTCCAGCGCAACGCTGAAGAACGCCCTGCAATTTTTGAAGATACACTTAAGGAGACCGCCGCTCAAAGAAATGAACATATGAAGGGGGTCTACATCCGATGCACGTGCCCATACGTTCCTCATCCGGACGAATTGATACAATGGGTTGGACCCTCGTTTTACGCATGCCACAGTAGACACATTGATGAAACGAAAGGACACGTCGTGGAAATCGCGAGCCAAACAACGCCCCGTCTCACGTCGTTTCCGTGGCCCGTTGAGATATACGACATTACATGCATGGAGTTCTTCGCAGAGAGCATGATGGAGACAGACAGCGGAATATGCATCAACAACGCAAGATCCATCCCCCACGAACGACACCCCTACTCCTGGCGTAAACAGATTGCTCCCATCTGTCACTATACAAACTCCGTGGAACTCTACCACCCACAAAGCCTCCAAACATACCAATTTCTATGAATGTTACTGTTACATGTAAGAAGAAATCAACGAGTACACGTCATAATGCAAGTTATCCATGGCAATGTCAGCAGCCGTCTTCTCATCGTCGTTCTTGATGTGCGGATCAGCCCAATACTCCAGAAGCGTCTGACATATGCTCATGTACCCCTTCTCGGCAGCAAAGTGCAACGCCGTCCAACCCGTGTTCTCCTGTAAATTTATGTAGGCAATCGTCTCCTCGGGAACATCCTGCTTGCGGACTGGAGGGTGGTCTGTATCAACGGTTGGAATTGGAATTGCCATGATTTCGTGTATGATGGTGTGGTGTGTCATACCCCCCTCCCTTTAAGTATACCACTTAAAGGCAACGTGGGCAACATGTCCCGCCATGAAACGCATCCTCGCCATCGATGTCGGTCAAAAGAATCTGGGGGCGTGTGTCTGGTCTCCGGAAGAGGGGACAGTCCAACGCTGGGCAGTTTGGGAATCAGAGGGAACGTGGGCAGCTGCCGTGTGCGCGTGTCTCCAAACCAACGCCACGCCAGAGTTTATGGAAGAGGTGACGGACGTGGTGATCGAGCACCAACCCTCGAAGAACCCATCCATGACCCGAATTATGCACTACCTGGAGTGTTTCTTCGTCCTCAGCGGGGTTCCCGTGCACATCCAGGACTCCAAACACAAACTGCTGTACGCATCCACAACGCCCTGGTTTCCGACAGACAGTACCGAGCAAGAGTGGACGTATCGATACCGGAAGAAGCTGGCAGTGCAGACCGTCCATTCGTACCTTGTGGCCACGGAACAAACAACGTGGTTGGAGATGTACGACGGGAGCACCAAAAAGGATGACCTTGCTGACAGTCTGCTCCACGCCATGGCCTACCACACCTTCAAACCCGTGACGAACGGCGGCATCAACTCCACCACCAAAGCAACAGGCAGCTCCAAACCGACCAAGTTGATCGCCAGACCCCCCACTGCAAAGCAGGACAGAAACGGGCGATTCTCGGCACATAACGTCGCGTTTTTTTTGAAAGAGTGCCCCACTGCCGACGAGATCCAACAGTGTTTCAGGCAACAGCCCAGGGTAAAAAGGGCATTCAACAAACACTTTGCCTCAATTGACGAGTTTCTCTGCACCCGCAACAAAAAAAAAGCGCCCTCCTCGTAAGGACTATTAATGGATGATACGTTTCAAATTGTATTTAAAGTCGGAACCATAGCACATGTATACTCGACACGCGCGGAAAAACAGATGCACATAGACCAGTGGGTGAGCGAAGTGATGGCGCTGCAGAACTGGACCGGGTGGTACATGTATAGCGACGACCCCCCCGTCAAAACCCGGTTTACGCCCCAAGGACATTGCAAGGGTATCGTCCTGTGGAATGACAACGTGACGGGTTGGATGATCCATAGCATCCCGAAATGGCCCGCAAAAGTGCCCCTCGAAGAGTTGCCGGAAGATACGAAGGATGAATGTCACACCCTTTCCTTCTGGTTCGGAGATGCAGAGGCGCTCAATAAAATAGAGAAACAAGTCGATCTCATGGGAGCATCGGTTTACGCAGGCAAGAGATCACGGGTGTTCAACAGCAGCCACCTTGCCGTGCTCCAACGGGTAAAGCTGGACACCATGACCGACCACGTGGCAAAGAACCCGCATTGGGACCGGGACCTCTACCAGTCACTCGGTAGGTGCTCCGTGAATTCGAGGGCTTCCCTGGACAACACCACCATCGTCCGCAACGTGCAATCCATCTATCTGCCCGGATGGTCCGCGGAGAAGGATTTCGGGCGGTGGGCACTCGGGGATCGGTGGGTGTGTGTCGGAGACGTCCGGCGGGGTAACAAAGAGTTTACGTTCGGTGGTGGTTGTATTCTGCGGTATGATGACGAGTTGGTGGAGAAGATCCGTAAACTGATAGATAGCAAGACGGGTGACGATTACAAATGGTGATGAAGTATCTGAAGCACATCCGAGAGCACCTTGTCCATATCTTGGTCACCGTTGACCGTGTGGACCGGCTTTGAGGTGAACTTGAGGTAGTTGGTGTACTGGAACTCGATGCGTCGTAGGTACTCCCTGTCCAGGCCGTCTTCGCATTGCCTCCCCCTCGTATGTATTCTCTCGAAACAACGGTCCGGCGAGGTGTTGATGTACACGTACGCATCAGGTTCCCACGTCAACAGGTCGTGGTATTCCTTAAAAATGTCCCATGCTGCAGGTGTCATGTGCTCATCGTTGTAGCCCAGCTGACCAAAGACGTGGCGACAGGCTCCCGGGGACCTCTCGACGCAGACAACCTGATGCGGTGCTCCTTGAGGTGGTTCGGGTATAGATCGGAACGAGTGCAACACCTTTAGATTGAATGCGAGCGCCCATTTCGAGGGACAGTCATAGTATAAATCGAGCAAGTCTGCCCACTCATCAATCGGTTCTTCTTTGACGGTGTACCCATGCGTATCCCGCAGCGTTTGTAATACAGTGCTCTTCCCCGATCCGATGTTCCCTTCCACGCAGACAATCATGGTTCTTCTTCTACCATCTCCAGAGTCTTGGTTTTCTTTAAGCGGGTATTGTCCAGCGAAAGTCTGATGGGTTCCTCCCCGTGCAGAGAATACACCTTCTTCTTATACCTCCGGAAATCTGGCGTCTCGGGGTGGTTCTCGGGATAGATTCGGCGCAGTTTTTCGTAGGATATGCGCACAGACTCTGGTGTTGACGCGTAGTCCGTGAGACACTTGGCGAACGACTGGGTCAGGTGGACCCTCGTGGAGCACGGTCTGGTGGTGCACTGCAGCCAGGTTTTGCTCCCTTCGATGGTATGAATCAGTCTGTATGCCTGGTATGCCAATTGCATTGTTTTGTTGACATCATACGTCAGGTTTGCATCGTTTCTGCACCCGGACAGGATGCGGGAAAGGACGTGCTCCAGGGAAAATGCCAGCCATTCGACGGCCATTGAGCAGAATTTGTACAGGGGAAACGTGTCCACGTAGGGGTACTGCTGTGTCCTGACAATCACGCTTCTGGTGTTCTTGTTGTATGCCATACTGTGTCCTAACGGGCTCCGAGAGAACACGATGCACTCACGAAACAGTCGGGTCATGATGTCTGACAACGAGCCCTCCAACATGCGATGGGGCGATGGTGTGGTGAAAAACTGCTCTTCGAAGGTGTCGAGAGCCTCCTCCGTTCCCCACACAATGTGCTTCGGGTAGGGGGTGCTGTATACCGTCCGGGCACAGGTGTACAGTGTGTCATCGTCAATCGTCGAATACGTGTAATCGGTGATCACGTTGTTATCTTCCACATACTCTCGCAGCAATTTGAGGGCTTTTTTGAGGGAACACCGGGATATCTGGACAATCACGGGGCACGGTAACGAGGAGATGTACGGGGCCAAGGCTTTTCCGCACTCGGTCACCGGGTACTCTCGTGTGGCATCCATCATCATCTTGCTGACGGATCTGTAGGGTTCCTGGGCAATACCAGCATAGGTCACAACGTCTCCGAACGTACACACAAACACGGAGACGAGCATCTACTGGTTGCACACATTTTACACGGGCTCTGGTAACGCACCTGTAGCACCGTGTTTTATCTCTGATGGTACGGTAGGAGATGTTGATCAACGTCATGCCCAGTACGAGGAAGACGAAGAAGTACGTGGCCCTCTTCTCGGACGGTAGCAAGACCCACTTTGGTGCCAGGGGATACGGCGACTATACCATCTACTCGAAACGGGATACACGTCTCGCAAAACAGAAGAGAGCATCCTACATTGCCCGTCACGGTGCCACAGAGTCGTGGACAAATCCCAAGGCTGCAAGCACACTCTCCAGGTACATTTTGTGGGAATACCCGACACTCAACGGTGCTGTAGCCAGGTATAAACGCAGGTTTCCAAAGTGATTCATTCGTTACACATCATCTATCTTAAAAGCGAATACAAAAGCAAATAGGACTGGACGTTTGTTGTCATCGGAAGCTGAAAGACGCCGTACAAACACGTTCTCATCGTTTGTGCGGATATACCGGAACACACTGCGGGGTAATCTGCCTTGAGCAGAATACTGTACCCTGGAGCCATGATGGACATCGAATGGATTTTCCAATCGCGCACATCGGTCGTTACCTTGATATTGCTGTTCCCGGCGTTAAACGTAACAATTCCCGATGATGCACCGGAACGCACATACTTCATGACCATCCTGGAATCTGTATGACGCAACGCCTGCGCGGCAGCATGTTGAAGCTCCATCTCACGTTTTTATTTCGAACAAACCAAGCCTAATTCTGTTGTGCCCTGCAGATGGCACAGGTGTCCGCTTTGCTTTTCCATATCATGTGACACAATCTGTGCATTGCCTGCTTGCAACACGGCGTTTGCATCATCCATCTGGGATGACTCCGGGCATCGTGGCAAATCGGACAAAACGATTCTTGGCTGGGAGCGGTGATTGTTGAGGCCAGCGTCATGCGACACATGTAACACATCTCCTCATTTGCCTGCTTGATGATATACTGACCACAAGGACACACCGTCCACAACCACATACTGTTGAGCGCTTCCTGTATCTCTTTGATTGTATCCTCATCGATCGTGAATTCATGAAGAATGAAAAAGTTGTCCTCTTGCGATACACCGACCTCATTCTTCATGCACTCTTCTATACACGGCCTATCCTCGCACGTTGTGACACTCACGTCCACGTTGCAATGGTCGTCTTCCTTGATACCTCTGAGCAAAATCGGTATACCGCCAGGGTTTCTAAACACAAAGGCGTCGTTGGCTTCGCATAATCTGCTCAACGCAGCATACAAACTGTTTACTGACTCTATAAAAACCATACTAACATTCGCAATTATTCATCCGTCTGAGTGATCATCTGCTCTTGTTGCCTACCTGTACCATTTGATGTCCTCTGAATCAAAAACTTGACTCGCGAGACAATCGAGTTGATGTCGTCTCTGCTCAGGTACTTGAACGGACGTGTGGAGTGGACAAAGTTCTTAACGCATGTGGGTTCTCGAAGGACCACTCGACAGTACGGGCCTCCACGCACGTTGTCAAACCCAAACTTGCTCGCGAATTCACAGAATTTGTAGTATTCGTCGTTCGGATCGGATTCTTCTACGATCTCAATCACTCGAATCGGGGGACCGTGCTCCTTGACCCAATTAGAACTCGTCTCCGCCCCAGTAAAATGGTCGTACAGCCTGGTGTAAATGTTGTCCGTGGAACCAACGTAAATCTTCCCGTCTTGCAACAGGAGCACATACGTGAAATACCTGGCGTCGTTCTTCTTCAGCTTGGCATACATGATCTGAATGTTGCACCGAATCACGGCAGACTCGTGCAGGAGGTCCATGTTGACTGTAGACATGCGCTTAAAAGACTGAACGATCCTTTAAGCGTATGTTGACAAGAGAGGAATGCCTGCTTCTGTGCATACCAACAGCAGCAACACCGTCGGACAACATCACCAGCAGCAATGACGACGAGGGTGAAAAGTGTGATAATACGTGGTGCTGGCACTGTTGTCACGAGATCCCGGATATGGTGATCCCGCTTCCAATCGCCTACGATGACAGGAAAAACTCGTGGACACACACAGGGCAGTTTTGCTCGTGGGGATGCGCAAAGGGATACGCATTGGACAAACAAAAACTGGAATGGAGTCATCTGCTGGCCATGTTAAAGAGACACGTCACGGGAAAACGGACCAGGACAGTCCCTGCTCCACCCCGCCGATGTCTCCGAGTCTTTGGAGGGTCCATGACGCTCCATGAGTTCCGAGCCAAAAGTGATGAGGGCATGATCGTTGGTCACCTACCGACACACATGATCCCCCTCCAACAAATCACCGTGCAACAACATATATCCGCACAAACGAACGTCACAGGAGGGAAACAACGGAGTGTGTCCATGGCGAATCGCATGGCAACCACGACGGAGCCAAAGAATGAGACCCTCCGATTGAAACGGCCTCATGCTCAGGTGAAAAAGAATACGGGGCTAGAAATGTTCCTGGCATAATAATACGTGTAATCATCACTCCAGCGACATGACGTCATTGCAAAGCCTGGTGCTGGCTCCTCCACGGACGAAGGGCTCGACGTTCTTGGAATCGCGCACGGCAAACTTGGTCAGGTAGTCGGACGTGTCGGTCACACTCTGCTCATACTTGTACCTGCCCGGCTCGACGGTGCTCTGAAACTGCATCCACGGTCGCTGCCCGGTCTGGTACGCCGACGGACCGGAGAGACTGCCGTAGGGTTTCTCGACCCCACGCAGAATCTCCTGGTGACCCATCCGCAAGTTCGAGCTCGTGTTCGTGTCGGTGCTCTGGTGGAAGGTGCACGTATACGGCAACTCCTCTGGACACTCGTACGGTGAGAATTGGTTGATCACATACCGGAATGGTCGTTCCGAAGTTTTGGCCCTGAGATCTCTGTACTCGTCGTCCCTCAATGATACGGATGCTCCAATAAATTGCGCCATTAACGTCTGGGGAGAATTTAATTTTACAGATTCGTTACACCATGTGCTGCTTCACCTTGGCATGAATTGAGACCGTGTACTTTGTCTTCCAGAGACGCATGAGCAAAAGCAAGGTCTGTGGTGTGAGACCAAACGACCGGGCAACGTCCCCCGTCTTTTTGTAGTCCTTGGCATGAACGCATTGGGTCAATAATGTCCTACACGAATCCAGACCGTCACAGAGCGAGAGGGTTGTGTTGCCGGATTCCAACATGGCCCGGCGGATTTGGTTAATGTTCTTCAGCCTCGCAAAGCGCGCATTGTTCTTCGACCAGACGACCCCAAACGTCTTCACCTTGCCCTTCTTTCGTGCATTCGCAAACACCGTAGCCGTCGTCGTCAAAGGGAAGAAGGAGTACATATCATCACCTCCAAACAGGGCGTCTCCCATAACGTCTGCCCAGCTGTATGCTTCCGCGATGAGATGGGCTCTGTCATCCGGACACGCTGCCAGGTACGAATCGTACACGCCGCCAAATGCAATATTATCCCCACGGTAATCGATATCCGTTCTCCCCTCGAGGGCATACTTGGCGCCCAGCAGTCCCTTGTCTTCGTACTGGTCTTTTTTCGAATACACAATCGTAATTTTGTATTCATCTTCCTTCTCGGCGGCGGGAGTGGCTGATGTTTCATCAGGAACGGGAAGGGGGGCCGCCACCCGTATGTCCTGATACGTTTTCACCGGCAATGTGGCAACTTTTCCAGTCATCTCCTGCGCCACCAGCAGCACCGGCACAATGTCCAGCTTAATGGCGTTGGTGATGTGGGACACAAACGCCTGGTTGGTCGACACAATGGCGTCATAGTCGAACACCACAATGATTTTGCGTCGAAACGTCACCGCAATAGGACTTCTGGATGCGGCATACAAATCGACACCCTGTAAGCCGTTCATGTCGATGCATACGGATTCCATGTTGGCTTCTTTCACTGCCCGGTGCACATCGTCGATAATAACCAAGCCCTCCGGAATCGTCAAAAGACATGTTTTGGGAGCGTCTGTGGCTGTCTGGTGCATCCACGTCGTCAATTGCTCACATACATTATCTCTCGGAACCGTATTATGCTCGACCATGTGATGACAAGAGTATGTGAAAGTAGACCGGTAAAAATTCTCACGAAATTAGTCTACCTCCTCCTTCTCCTCTTCGGGGTGCAAATAGTCTGCTTGACTGCGCTGGTGTACAGAACGTTTTCCTCAGGCGTTCAGTAGGTGCTGTTTGTTAAAGTTGTTCTGACTGATGTTGGTTCGCACTCCTTTAAATACAGGGAATCTTGGCAGACCGTTCTTCGTGTACTCGTAGAACTGGATGGTAACGATATCGCCAATCTTAAAGAACTCTTTGCCAGAGTTGTGTTTCATCCCCTCGGAGATGCCAGTAAACACCTTGAAGGTGACCCGGTGACCGTACGGCGTCTTCCATTCGCAAATCAACGACTTTAGACGCTCAGTTCCCTCATACAATGTAAATCCGACAATCTTCGCCTCGCGCTCCTTGAATTCCTTCACCTTGAGCATATCCTCCGTCCGGACGCCCTGTTTATACGGCGCATTCTTCCGCAACACAATACCCTCGCCATTCCTGTTCCTAATCTCCCGGAAATGCTTCATGATCTGGTTGTGCGAGTTGGCGAGAGTCTGCTGCTCAATGCACACGCTCACCTCGGTGTTCTCCGTACAGATGGGCATCTTCTTCTTCAAACGGTTATAGGTGACGCTGAAATCATTGCTACTTGTCGGGTCGTCAAAGATCCGGTAGGATACCAGTTTCCATTCATCGTCGCGTGGAACCTTCTTTTTGATAATGCTCGAAAGCTTTTGGAAATCGGCACGCTTCGTCCACAGCTCGCCATCGTATGTACCCTCCGGAATCGAGTCCAAGAACCACTGCGGGGCGTGAATGATCAGTCCGTTCCTGCTGTACAACTTGCCCCGAAACGCGATGGCCCGGATTCCGTCCAGCTTCTCCGACATGTAGTACGGCCCCTTGTGATACCGCTCCTGGTACTTGTGAGCCAGCATGACCTCGGGCACGTTACGAGGCTCCTTCTCCTCCCTATTTTCCTCAATCACCTCTTTCGTGTCACACTCCGTCCCCAGGTTCTGGTAAAATTTCTGGAAGGTGGAGGTGGCCATGTACCGCTGGGGTGCAGGCAAATGAGACCGCTCGGCAGACACCTCGAAAGGAACGTCAATCCGGATGCAGTGGGTGGTGGCACCGTAATACCTGGCAATGGCGGCTATTTCCGCGCGACGGGATGCAGACGGGTTCGTGGCGTCCAAAATGATATCCCGCTTGGTCTGCTTCCGTTCCAACAACTCGACAAGACGCTCGTTGATCTTCCGCTTATCGGATTTGTACTGGTCAGAAGACACGATAATGGCATTGGTTTTCTGAGCCAATCTCGCACTGCGCCGTGTCTTTCCGCTGCCCGTGCTTCCAACCATGATGATCACCCGTTGTCCGGTGGGAGATGGACGTTGGTTTTTGGTCTGGGACATCCACACGCCGATCCCCACGTCCCCAAAGGTGTATACGCACCGTTTCGTGGCGGGGTTGTAGATTTTACCCGGATCGCACTTTTTCTGGGACCCGCCGGCAGAAACCTTGGCAACCCTTGGCTTCTTTGCTGCCGTCTTTGTTATCGTTGTCGAGGTGTTGGAATTCGAGTTAGATCGATTCGAGCGTTTCTTCTTGGGGGGCATATTAGTGACACACATTTTAAGTAAACTTCACCGTGCTCGAATTGACGTATTTGACCGTCAGATACCGTGCAATCTCGACCATGACGATGAGCGTGATGATGAACGTGATCGCGCTCTTGATGGCCCTCCCCCAATAGATATAGATCGGCTCGGCGCCGCCAAGGGGTGTTTTGATCTTGAAATTCCTCGTCTCCAAACGCGTAGCACCGGTCAACGTGGAAATAAACGGCATGATAAGGGCATCGATCAGGGTCCTCACCGTATCCTGGAACTGTGTGCTCAAAGCAAGGCCGATCGCAAACACAACCAAATCTTTCCCACCAACAAACGCCTTAATGTCACTCCCAATTCTGCTCAGCATAGTGTCCGCGTAGATATATTTACACACACGAGTTGCTGCTGGGGTCCCACGTCTTGCCAGGACACAACAGCCCCGCAATGTCATCGTAAAACGCCTGGAGAATGATGGCATGCCGCACGTCGGCCCCAGCAAAGTATTCATGGGCCTGGTTAAACTGGTACGGCCAGAAATGCATGTGGTCACATCCCATGGTGGCATCGGGACCGTCGAATTTCTTTACAACTTGATTCACCCTTGGACCGGTCCAGATATTGTTGGTCCGAAGTGCATTCCATTGGTCCGAATACCTCGACAGCAACACGTGAGCAAACTCGTGCAATAGGGTGTCGTACCCCCTCGAGCCCCCAAAACGAATGTCTCCTTTCCCGGTGCCCCAATTCCATCCTGCTTCGGCCGTCGGAACACCTGCTCCGTAGCTGACGACGGCGGTGATGTCTAGTCTGGTATACTTGTTGTACACTGCCGATGCTCTTGACGTCCATTCTCTGATACTATCCAGCAACGGACGACCATCGTGCTCCACTCCCTGAAACGTATCCTCCAGAATCTCGAATACAACACGGCCTCTTCTGCCAGGCTTGGACAGGGCAGCACACGACGTTCCCGTCCATTTGGGGAGTGTGGGTGGACATTTGCACCCCTTGCGTGTCCACAGGAGGTTACTTTTACACTGAGAGGCCGGGTCAATGCACCGTGATCCGTTCCATTTCGGGGCATTCTGGGGACATCTACACCGTCCCCCCATGAGAACAAGGTTACTGGGACACGTGATGGAGGTGACGCATTCTCCTCTTCTCGCGTCATACTTGGGCAGATGTTTGGGACACCCACACGCTCCCCGTCGGTTTCGTTGCATGCTTCTGGGACACGGCTGATCCATGCCAATAGGATGTCTTTTTTTTTCGACGTCCCTTTATAATGGCTCCCATCCAACCAGGTTCCGCAGCAGAAAAGGCACTTTCCATCGAGGCTCTCCGAGCGGATAAACACCGCATCATCAACGCCCTCGAAGAACAGAAACTGAATCCGGTGTACGCGCACGTTGCCTCTGATATCGAGGGTGCGCAGCGAACCCTGGAAACGTTGAGCGTCGAAACCCAAGGGACCAAGGTGCACAGCATCGTCAAAGAAGCCCAGCGAAGGCAACTGGTGGAGCGGTACGAAGACCCCAATAGTGTCCAGATCAATTGGTGGGTGATGGCCCTGTGTCTCATGGCTGTGGCAGTCCTCGTCAAAAAAATGTGTTAATTTAGTAAACCGTTATGGTGAATTCAGCTAACGAAGTCAGAAGCAGCTCAATAGTACAGGAGATGGGCATGAAACCACCAACCCAGCGACGGACAAGCAGCTCGCTAGCACAGGGGTCAAATGGGCAAAGTATCGGCATGGGCTCAGAGAGACCCAGCTCAATCTTCTCATACTCATCAGCACCAAAAAAGAAGACAACCAGCAACAGTAACACAGCCAGCAGCTCGCTAGCACAGGGGTCAAATGGGCAAAGTATCGGCATGGGCTCAGGGATACCCAGCTCAATCTTCTCATTCTCGTCAGCACCAAAAAAGAACACAGCCAGCAGCAGTAACACAGCCAGCAGCAGTAACACAGCCAGCAGCAGTAACACAGCCAGCAGCAGTAACACAGCCAGCAGCAGCAACAGAGTCGGTGGTGCCACCCAGGAACAAACGGGCATAAACCCAACAAGAAGCCCGCCAGTACAGACAACCTCCGGTAGACCGTCTTCTGGTAGTAACAGGGGGCGAGAAGAAGGCTCACAGCCAATCAGCACACCCGTAAGGGCTCCGACAACCTCCGAGCGGCGACAGGAGGGGATGGACAGCTCCGACAACAGTCTGATAACTAATACCAATACAAGGACCCTTGCTGGTATAGGTGCCAATCGTGTTCATAACAATTTGTCTTCAATACTGCAACCGTCACAGTCGACGTGGTCATTGAGGAGGACCTTGGCATCAAACGAGCCCCCGGTGTACACCGCATCACCTCAGACACTCCTCAACAGCCGACATCCGTGTAGGAATGTCATCGGAAAATCCAACCCCTTTGCTCACGACTGTTGGAAGCAACACATCACCGGCATCATCCGTCCACTCATGAGCAAATCCGAGTCGGGCAAATGGGCGTGCGGTGACACACAGGCCCTGGGTGCACACCAACACGTGGTCATCGAACAGGCAAAGATCATTGCTGCAGGAGGACCCCCGGAGACCAATACACACAGGGGGCTCATGGTCTACCAGAACACGGGCAGCGGGAAAACCGTGGTGGCCATGGGGATTGCTGCTTCGTTTTGGAAGACGGCTGATCGGATTTACTTCGTCACCACCAGGGATAACATCCGAGGCAATCCACCCTCTGAATACGCCCAAAACATGCTTCTCTTTTTTCCCGAGATGGTCCCCGTTGTCTTTGCCGGTGCCCCGTTGCCTCCCAGGGAACTGTGGACACGCAGCAAACTCAGGACTCCGTACGGGGATGATGGAATGACCGTCCTGAAGTGGTGCAACACCGTGGGGCAGAGTTTGCTCCAGCGTAAGATGGGATTCCAGACATTCATCAACTTTTCGCAGGATAAACGTGTCGTCCCACTCAAAGAAATCAGAAGACCCGGGAAATGGGTGGTTATCATTGACGAAGCACAGAACCTGTTCAAATTCCCCAACAACAATCGCAAGCAAATCGAAGGTCTCAAGGCCATGCAGAATGCGCTCACACGACCCGAGTACATGAAACATACCTTTGTGTTCCCTCTGACGGCCACACCGGGTGATAACCCCAGGGACGTGCTCAACCTGGTCAACATCGTCCGCCCGTATAACACCCCCCCGATCACAGTGCAAGAGTTTGCGAACAACCCCTCCATCATCAAAGGGCTTGTGAGTTACGCCGATATCCGAGGCGACAAATCCAAATTCGGTACAATCACCACCACAACGAGAGGTATCGGTATGGCAGAGAATGTCAAAGTCCCCTACGATCCGGCGTACTTTGCGGCATACGTGAAGGCAATCAAAGGGTACGGAAGGGATTTGAGCACGTTCGAGGAAGGCAAAGGAAAGCTCTTCTTCGGCAAATCGCGAGAGGGTAGCATCATGCTCCCCAGGAAGATTGTGGAGAAGTACCACACCAACCTCAACACCAAAGGTCCACATCACACGTATGCACCGGGCGGATGGAACACACAGTACGTCCTGAGCACCAAAACCATCAGGATGATGGAGAATATCAAAACCATGCAGGGGTGCCAATACGCCTACGTCCACAGCCAAAATGTGCTGAAAGCCCTCGGACCGGCATTCATTTCTGCAGGATTCGAGATCGTCAACCTCTCCAAGATACAGGGTGAAAGTTTCGAGTCGGTGCGGGCTCTATACGGCAGACCAAAGCCAAGAGTCGTGCTGTACCACCCGGGAAACATGGTGTACCCCGACAATAGCAGAATTGAAGGCGCCTCAGCAGCTGTGCCCAGGTTGAAAGCAGTCCTCCAGCTATTCAAATCGCCAGAGAACAGCCGGGGACAGCTGATTAAGGCGGTTGTTGGCACGCCGTTTGAGGGACTCGACATGTCCTACCTGCGAGGCGTCCACATCCTGGCACCTCTCCCAACCCTGGAAGATGACGAACAAGCCGTCGGACGGGCGCTTCGTTTCTGTGGACACGAGGAAAACGCAAAGACTGTGGCCATCTACCGGTACTTTGGGGTCCCGCCGAAACAACCAATACGACTGTCTCACCTGTCCGCCAGAGAGCAAGCCCAAATTGAGCGGGATGTCAAAGAGTTCCTGAAAATGCATCCGGACGGGATCAATGCACGTGTGTTCGAAGACGCCCGTCGTAGAGGTCTCCCGATGAAAAAGTTTATGGACTGCGTGAAAGCCCACTCGACAGAGTGCGGAATCGACCCAGAGAAAGGGGGTCTTCTCGGTCCCATCCAGTTTGGCGACAAAGTGCGGTGCGGTATCGAGCAATGTGAAGTGGAACTCACAAAGGAAGGAAAACTGGTCATCCCCAAGGAACGCATCGAAGAGAGAATTGTCGAACTTAAGAAAAACGCGCAGATCAATCGTGTCCAATCAAAATCAAAACGCGAAAGGATTATGGAAGAACTCAAAGAACGTCGCAATAACGAAATTCAAAAAATGGACTTTGCACGTGACGTTACAGGTACAACGACTCCGAATCGGAGAGATGTTACAATTCCAAAACGATTATATAACGGGCCGTATAAACTAAGCCCAGTCTTCATCTCCCAATTTGACCGGCGCAGGCACGGGTAATCATTCCTCATCCTGGAAGGCATACTCCTGCAACCTGTTAGGCTTGCTCACCACAGCGGCCTGGCTGATCCTGAAAGATGCCCCGAACGTCTTGTTGACGAACCAAATGGACGAAATCTCACAAATCACCTTGACACACGATCCCTTGGTGAGGTAATCGATGCCCACACGTTCCCTCTTCTCATCGTAGAATTGGGCGTTTGGCTCACCATTCATACCGGCACCAACCTTCATTTTGACGAACGGGGGGTACTCTGGGTTCTTATCATTCACAAGCCTCCTGTAAAACTCGGCAACCATCTCACGAGACTGCTTCTTTCCAAACCAAGCCTCCGAATGCTCCGTCGCCGTGTCGATGAGGTACTCGTCCAGCTCCCTGACCTTGGCCAAAAAGTCCTGCAACCTTGGCTCAGTCTCGTGTCCCCTGAAAGACAACTCAACGCTGTAACTCTGGATATCACCGTTGACGTCGTATGGTGTCACCCCGAACGGAAGCGACATCGTAGGCGTTTGCAAGAGCACCCTACCCTGCTCGCCCGAGATGTAAACGACTTTTCCTCCACGCTTGTTCTTCTCCACGGTGGGAGAGATCACCATTTGTTTTGGCTCGAAATCGGACGTGAGTTGCACCATGATGAATTGTTTGTGATGTAGAGTGGTAGAAGGCCCCTTTAAGTGTCTGATTTGAAAAGAGGAATTCGTCGTTTCGTATCACACACTTAAAGGAACCCGAATAGAAACGAGTAATGTTTTTGCGGTATCACGTGGCTGTGTGTGTATACTGCGTAAGTTGTGTCTCTCTGTACAACTTGTTAAACACGCATTATAATAGTCAGTGCACGTCCTGGATCGCTCTTGGAGAATCGGGATACTGTTCCTTAATCCGTAAAACGCTTGGTGCACTACAGACATCACCCTTAGTCGTTGCTGGTGCCGTAATCGGAGGAGCCCCACTACATCATGCCCCGAGGCGTCAAAACGTCCAGATCAGTCAATAAGGCTGCATCTGGAGGGTCAAATCGCGAACTCAAAATCCGCGACGATGACCAACGGTACGCAATCGTTACCAAGCTGCTCGGCAATAACAGGGTGATGGTCAACCTGGTGGAAGACGGGACACTGCGCGAATGTCGATGCACCATCCGAGGAAGCATGCGTCGCCGTGAATGGATCAGCACAGATAGCGTTGTTTTGGTTGCTCTGCGCGAACTGGCCGGCGATACGCACGATATCATCGCCAAGTACACTGATGATGAGGTGAAAACGCTCAAACGTTTGGGAGAACTGGTGCTGCCTGCCCCAGTGGAAGAGCATACCAGTATCAATCAGGAAGTCGAGATTGTCTTCGAGGATATTGATGAAATTTAATTTACGATAATGCCAGCAAGATGTACGGCACAAAGGCGGCAAAGAAACACCACATGGCACCCGTGGCTTTCTGGCGGCCGTAGACAACCTTGGAAAATGCAAACGTCAGCACAACAATAAACGCGTGAAGAACTCCCAGGTCAGCAGGTAGACCGTAGACAGACAGGAGCACCAAAAAGAGCAGGAACATCACGTAGTACAGACCATTGCCGTCCTCGTAATTCCATTGCCACTGTAAATGAGGAGCCGATTCGGGAGTCACCTTGGTGCACAGGTCCTTACGCAGCGCAACAGTCGTATACTTGACGGTCATTAATGCATACAACACCGCAACAGCGTGGACGGGCATGGGAAGGACCTGAAAGACCAGGGCGTACAGCACCAACGGCTCCAGATGGTTAATGACGATACCTGCCTTCGTTGCCAACGCATTCAGCCTCGAACAGGATGTGCTGCATGACCACAAGATGAACTCAATCAGCTGCATCTGGATCACCGTCATGTAAAATGCACCAAGGGGTCTGTTCTGCTTGTACAACAATAGCGATCCAAACATGCCAATCAGGTACGTTTGGATTGATACCGACTGGTTGAAACACATATATCTATCTATCACGGATTAAAAGTTGGACGGTTTTGATATCGCACGAGCAAACACGGCAATCGCAACGTCTGCAGCCAAGATTTTCCAGGCGTCCCTGTTCCCCTCAATCAACGCAAATGCTGCCAAAGCGTACATGATACCATGCACAGGTCTCCAATTGTGCCACCACGTCCCATTCGCGCCTCCTTCCCTCGCATTCAGACGCAAATCCAATACCCGTAACACAAGGAACGTGGCCGAAACTCCCGCGAGCAGGTACCCAAACGGTCGTAACGCATGATCAGGTAACATGAGGGGCAAGGTTGACAACGCCACTCGGGAGGGAATACACATCGTCCAAAACAGAAGCTCAGGAGTCGTCATATACCGTGGACATCTATTTTTTACCGCGCTTTCGGAGTTCTTCCTGTCGTTTCCTCAGAACGGTGATGATTCTTGCGTTGGGGTTGTAGCCCTCCCTATGCAGCCCTGCCACAAACTTGTCGCTATCCTTCTCAATGCGGGTTTTCCAGTGGGTGCGCGCATCCCACCACGGCATCCGAAGACCCTTTGGACGCATCGAACGAGGAATACTCGCGGCGTCTCCGAAATCGATGATCACAATGGTCCCGTTCGGGCGAACCAGGATGTTGTTGCCGTGTAAATCGAGGTGGACGTGTCCCCGTTTCCACAGAGCCCACAGCGCCGTCTGGACCTGTTTTTCCAGGAACACCATGGTCTTGGGAGACGATCGGAAACCGTAAAGACTCGGAAACTTGATCACCAGGTCTATGGGCGTCCCCTCCACCAACTCCATCGCCAGGAAATGGATGTACCCGGTGGTCATCGCCTTGTACACCCTCGGCGCAAGACCGTTCGGGAGATCCATCATCGTGCGAACCTCCCGTCTCCACATGGCTCTGTCGTGATTGTATACCTTTGCATCGAACACGCCGTCCACGAGCACGCCGCTAAACTGGATCTTCAGTGCAACGTCTCCCGTGATGGGACGGCGGTGGCTCAAATCGGGACCTACCATCACATCCGTCGCGCGAGGAAACTTACGAAGACCGTACTGAATCTCCGACATGAACAACCACAGCTTCTGCAGATGGTCGCGAGGGATCTTCCAAACCACCCCGTGCATACCCCTCGCCATTGGCTCCCCGTGCAAACGCTCCAATAAACCCGGCAATGCCCTTTCCAGCGTACGGTGGGCATTCATGGAGACCGGGGGACTGAGAATGTTGTTGCTCATGTTGCTCTCCGTGGACACTTGAGACGACCCAGACAGCGAGGATGATACAGGGCGCTTATACGGATGCTCTGCACTATTCGACGAGTACATCTTCATTTTACTAGTAGCATGAGATTATTCCCAATGACTTAAAGAAAAATGCATTCCCAGGACATGCAACAATGCCCGGGGGAAACATTCGACGAATGATCATTTGGTGTCTCTACATGCTCGCGCTGAGCACCTACGGCGTCCGCCGCAAACCACAGGCCTATAACGACAACAGGGTTAGACGGCTGAGAGACTAAAAAATCAAAGACCCGTCATTTTGTGGAACAAAGGATGCCCCATTCAGGTACGTGCCATTTGTGACCTGGCTTACAAAGATTTGTGCATCGTTTGTAACAAGCTTCCACGCTTCCGTACACAAAACTGCGTCGGTTACAGTGTTGTCTGTGATCGGGGTGATGGTATCAAACTGTTTTGCCTTCCCCATATACTCGACTTGAAAGACAACGCGGGCCTTATCATCGAGTCGCTCCACAAGTAGGATACGGTACGTAATCGCCATAATACGTGGAATAGAAAAAGTTTAGTACAAATCAACCACCACAGTAACAGTTTGGCTTCCCCACGCATTGCTCACGGTCATCAACCAATAGACCCTATTACGGATATTTGGCATATACCCGTATGTCGCACCCGTGTAATAGTCGACAGTAAGGCTTGTCAGATATTGGGCAGTGAAGTATTTGGGATCTGTTCCACTGGAGTAGGAGTACATTGTGTAGTACACATACCCCCCTGCTGGCGATGATCCGAGGTAGATGTAAGAACCATTATATGGACTATTAAAGTCGTAAGCGTTCGTTATCCAGGATGCTCCGACTGGATTGTACGTCGACATTGTAAAGGTTTTGGTCACAGACTGTCCTTCCTGATCAGTTGCCAGGATACTCCAAGAATAATTGCCAGCGCTTCCAGCCGTGCCGGAGAAATACCCTCCGCTGGTCACCGACCCAATATTGTACGGGTTGCTTGCCATGGAAAAGGTAATTGACGAGTCACTGCTTGCACTCAGGGAAACGGCAAATGATGACCCTGCTACATACGTCCCCAAATTCGAACCCGTCGAAATTGTGGGCACCTGAGACACCAGCACGCTGAACGTCCGATCTGTACTCTGTCCCTCTGCATCTGTCGCCCGGATGGTCCAATTGTATGTCTGACGGGACACATTGGGCGTTGTCCCGCTGATTGTTCCGTTGGTCGTTGTCCCGGCTCCAGGGGTTGACGAGAATGATCCAAACCCTGATGACACTGCACTTAGCGTCACCCTGCTATCAGACGATGCAGTGACCGTCCGCGAGAAGGAGGTGCTTGGCGCCACAGTCCCAAAGCTCGCCGCAGTTGACCACGCAGGTGGGTCTGGGTTGTTGCTCACCCCGTAAAAATTCGCAATTTTGATGATTCCGCTGGTGGGCAGACTTAATGCCACCCCGTAGTATTCGCTCAATTTGTGAGGCGCTGTCCCCCCAAATTCAACGGATATATCTTTCAACGATATCCGTCCAGAGGTCTGGAGAACCATTGTAAGTGGCATAGATTTTTGTTCGTGAGGTTATTCAATATCGACGTAGACTGACAGACGGTGTTTCCCTGCAGAAACACGGACAGATATCCTTTCATTCACACCCAGGAGCCTCTGAATCTGGGGTTTGAGAATGTCCGCAAGTTTTGTTGTACTGGGCATCTTGTCTGGAATGCACACTTCGTACCATACTGGAGCATCGAATTTGGGCACTTTCACATCCAAGCCGTAATTGACATCACGTTCGTCGACCTTGATGACGTGTTTGAACTCGATACCAGGAATATGCATTGGTAATACGGGGCCATTCGATTGTCCTTCAGGGTTGCAGAAAACTATAGTCTTTTGCTTGTTTTTGCACGTGCCGCCTTCTTTAGTGACCTGGAGGTGAATCTCTTTTCCTGATCTGGGTGGTGGTGGTTCTAAGGTCATGATGTACCCCAAGTCTTTGACGCTCTGAATGTATTTCCATAAGACGGCAGCATTATCATCCCATCTTGCTTTCTGTAGGGGCACGATAGTATTCGTTTTGATGTCAACACATCCTGCCGTAAAAAACGGTTCTGTGGTTTTCTCGATTTGTATGTGCAGTTTCCATCGTTGAAGCTTCATAGAACGCTTGTCATGGTCTTTGAGGATCGATTCGTACAACAGTGATGGAGATTTGTCCGAATTGTCGTCGATGTCCTTGTCGAGGGTGCAGATGATGTAACAATACCGGGCTTGGGGGTACTGTTCCAGTATTTTTGGGTGAAGGCGTTTGTGCAAATCTTGCATCGTGGCAGTTGTGGGGACGCACGCGCTTATCGTGGTTATGCCTGGTATCGTGCGACTCCGCAACGTATCCGGTGTACCAAACTCACTCATCTCGAGGATAAACTCGTTGTTTGGACACGCTCGTGACCGACTGACAAGGTTGCCAACGTGAGCCAGCGCACGGTCGTACTCATCCTTCATGTAGACATCCTTCGAAATGCTGTAAACGGCGTTGCGCTTCTTGAGCTCCTCGATGAGAAATTGCTTCGTTGTCTTGCCTCGTGGAATGTTGTGGTAGTGGCTTGCTAACCATCGAACGTTCTCCGCTTTGAGAGGGGCCGGGCGGTGTTTTGCCATGAGCATATCTACCTTATACCGGTCACGTCCAAAGATGTTGTTGTATGCCTCTTGTATCGGTTCTTGGACCAGTTTGCACATATTGAATAGCAGCCTGCTTTGGCCGGAGTCGGAACGGATCAACTGCTTGCTCTGGACATCGAAGTACACGCCGTACCTTGTTATCACCCTCGCCTCACCTGCTATCATGATTGCGTACCGGTCATTTTGTTGCGGACCAAACTTCCAGATATATGTCCCATTGTCGCCATATCTCCGGTTTAATTCTTGTTTTGCATAGGGCAAATCAAAGTCTAGGGCAAAGTATCGTTGTCCATTTGGAAGTTTACCAAGTTGCTCAGCAATGTAATACATCAGGTACTCCAAGGTGCACTGTTTTGGCATTTTGAGAATACGCTCGCCGCTGTTTCGAGAACGCTCACCTTGCACAAGACGCGCAATTGGTATTTTATACTCCACCGTCGTATTCTCTGTATTTGTCACACCAACGACGGACGGTGCAGGGTTTTTTAGGAGACGCTCAATGTATGCTCGCAGGGGACTGGCCGACTGAGAGAGAGATCCGCGAGGGAGATTGATACCGTCTTCGATGCGCGGGATAACCTGTTCGAGTCGCTGTGTTCCGTTTCTGACCGGTTGCAGATGGCGTTGTATTGTTGAGAGATGCGGAAATGTCACCGGTTTGGGCGTGATGATCTCAGTCATCAACCGTTGCATCTTCGTCACAAATTGCTTCTCGGAGATGCCCGGGTTCTTCCGCAGTATATCCCGAACGGATGCGTGCATCTTCCAGAATGGACTGGACTTGGGTAATTTTATATCAGCCGGTTGAGGGAAGCCTGGTGAGATACTGACGTGATACAGAATAGGTATCATGGCCTTGAGAAGCTGATTCCCCACGCGCGTCATATGATCTGGCGTGGAAAGGACCACCGGATCGCCACGTATATACAGGCCTTTCAATTCGCGAACAATACCGAACAACGTTTCTTCGTCCAGGGGTTTAGGTTCGACGGTCGTCTCAGCGGTCTTAGCGGGGCGCTTGCTCTCTCTGCACCTCTTTGTGTTCTTATTGTATACTTTCCCCTGTCTACATTCTTTGGATTTCTCAGCAACTGACGGCTTCTTCTCGGCGGCAGTTCTTGTGCTTGACGGCTTCTTTGTATTCGCCGTGGTAACGACATTGTTCCTGTAGTGCAACTTGTCTCCATTCTTCCACACCAATTGACCCCCAATCTTCACGAATTGCCCCCCCATATACAATTCCGCTGAGATAAAAACGTTACGACAGTGCAATCACGCCCCAGGTGATCAGCATGTGAAGCGTCACCATCCACTTTGCCAGGGGTGTTTTGGGGGTGATGTCGCCAAAACCCGTTGTGCTATGGGTTGTCACCGTGAAGTAACACGCGTTTGACCACGTATTCGGGACGCCAAAGTGTTCTTTCATGTCAATTACCAAGTACAGCGCCAGGAAGGACAGAAAAACCATGAGATGCGTGTACGGTGATCCCAGGAAGGCATACAGCTCCATTATACTTAGTATCCTATAATTATTGATGAGGGATGTAGGGTGTGTAGTGTGCACCACCCTCGCTGTCGGGATTCCACAGGTGTAGATATAACGGTGACTTTAACGGTGTCATCTTGGCGGGGCGGTGATGGATGTCAACAGCAGAACGACCCGATGTAACACATATCGGCCGGCGCATTACCACAGAGGCTAGTTGGAGCTCCAGGTTGTCGCCAAACGTTCTACGCTTCTTCATATGTCTGACATACTGAGCAAGGGACATGTTCATGGCTGGTTGCCAAATACTCTTGTATACCGTGGGGCGATCCTTTACGTAGCTGACCACAAGATCGCGGAGTTTGCCTGCCTCTTGCGTTTCGTCTTTTTTTGATAGAAGGACGCCGTGATCAGCAACGTGCGCAGCCTGAACGAGAGATCTAAACATACACGCCCCACTTCCGTCAATCGCCTCGAACGGCATCTTACGGTGGGACCCGGGTATCTTGCATTTCCCGTACGTGATGTTGACGGCATTGAGCGGCTTATTTGTCTTCGAAGGTTGACGGCGAGGTGGCTTCGGTGACGGTCCAGGTGGCGTGTTATTTCTGATGGTCCTCTTCTTCTTCGTTTCGGTAGCAGCAGCGATGTGGTTCCTGTAGTAGAACTTGTCTCCATTCTTCCACACCAGTTGCCCATCAATCGTCACGAATTGGCCCATGAGTTGACATATGTATAGATTTTATGTCGTCATATTCAACTGACTGTCGCAGGTTCTCTCCTTGACGCACTTCATCACGTTGTTCCCCAGCGTTTTACCGCAGAACGTCACCTCTGCGTTGTCGAAATCCTGGTACGTGTACATGCCCAGATCCTCTGCCACTTCCAGCAACCACCGGAAATTCCGCCAAAACTCGTCGCCGTGTCCGTACTTTTCCGAGGCCACGTGCGCGGCTTCATGTAGGAGCACGTACATGGCCGTATTCATCTTTTCCAGTTTACCGTCCTTGTTCCGGATGCATATATGAATGCTCTTTTTGTTGAGGGAATACGCAATATCGTCGCCGGACCCAACTTCCGACAGGGTTCCATTCCACCGTTCTTTGAGGTTCTGCAAACGCGCATCCATGGGATATTTATCAGACGCCTCCTCCACAAATCTGGTCATGTTTTTGGTGAGCTTGTGCAGCATCTCTGCCGATTCTTTGGGGTCAACGTTACTCACCTTGCGCACGTGGTACTTCTTGTCGGCCACGGACACCCACGTCATGTTCCATCGGTTGGCAGCGATCAGGAAAAGGAGCACGATGATCACTGCAATCCACATATATAGAGGTAGCGCCGAAAAAAACATGACATACGGTATATATGAATGAACCCTTTATCGACAACATCAAAGGAGGGCTCAGCAAGGTAAAAGACGGTGCCAAAGGAGGACTCAGCAAGGTAAAAGGCGGTGTCGGAAAAGTCACAGACGTCGTGGGTAACATCTTCGACACCATCATCGAGGAAATACGCAAACAGGTCAACACCCTGCCCAAGAAGTTTTACAACGGAGTCATCAAACCGATCTGGAACAAAATCAAATGGCTGTTCGGGTGGATCAAATTAGTCCTCTCACTCTCATGCTGCTGTTCCCTCTTTGTTGTGCTCTACTACACCGGAATCCTCCGCATGCTCACAGATCTGGTCAAACAAATCGTTCAACTGATAACATCGCCATCAATCGCAACAACCACCACAGCAACCGTTGTTTCGGAAGGCAGCGGGAACAACAGCGTCCTGTTCACACCACAGGCGACAACAGCACAGTCCCCGTCCTCGTTGAACATATTTGATATGCCCAACTTTAACAACAACGTGCAGGACTTAAAGAGCACCACACAGACAGGATCACCCAGATGATGATATGGTGGTTGTCCTGGTGACGCTTGTACCGACAAGCAATAAACAAGGGGGCACACAATACATTCATGTCCACCTTGACGTCATTGACAATTCCATACTCGACCTCATTGGGTGCGAAGAGTATAGACCGCTTGTGCACGAGTACGCAGAGACAATAACCCGTGTCGGAGTAAGCCTCCAGCAGTTTTACCATCACTACGTCCACAAGCCGTATATACGTCATACTCAGACCCTGAAAACCTATTCGGGCGTCGCCATCCTTCCGTCCGATCCCTACCCAGGCCTGTTAAGCATACCGGCATCCAGCATGTACTTTTCCGCCGTCATGGAATTCATCTTTTTGCCCGTATGGAGCTCTGATTGGCAAAATCATTCATGAGATCCGTCGTATTGGGCATCTCGTCAATAGGACCCATGCTCATGGACATCGGCATATTCAGAAATGCCCTGTCCACGTCGGTCGACTGATCAACCTTGTTGCGCAGGTACCAATGGTATCCCCAGTAAACACCGTATCCCGTCGCAACCAACGCCAAGAGGATGGCCGTCACCCATACCCACGACGGGAGACCTGGATCATTCACCACCACAGCGGGCCGAGGAGACTTGGAGGGAATGATGGCGCACTCGATGGAAGAGGAGGGCTGCATCCAGTCGTAGTACGGGTCCTTGATCCATCCGTTGGTCCTCGCCCATGACGGGGACCAGTCTTCGGGGTAGGAGGTAGGCAGGGCACGCACGTAGCCCTTGGGGAGCGGAGGAGCGTTGTCCTGACGGGGACCAAGGCTGAGCCTCTTTTTGTTGTTGCTCTTCCCCTTCTTCTTGTTGTTCTTCTCATCCGACGAACACCTGATCCGGGTCAGGTCACGTCGCAGCTCGCTGACGTTGACGATGACGTTGTTCTTACACGTGACCAGATGCCATACCATTTCGGCTGCCCTCAGTATCACCTTCCCACCAACAACACGACTGTACTTGATTGCCGTAGAAAGGATCACAGACTTGACTATCTCGCATGGGATATCCGTGTGCACAAGTGTCGACAGGTGCACGTCGATATCCCTCAGAAACGAATTGACAAACAAACACTTCATAATCTCCTGGTACCACAATCTATTTTTTTTTAACAATTTCGATTTCGCCCGCTTCCAATTGCTGCAGAAGCCTTCGAAAGACGGCAACCTCTTCTTCTGCGGCGTTCCTCTTTTCCTTGTAGTACATTCGCACATTCTTCATCGGATCGTCTAGCTTCACACGCCAGTAAAACTTTCTCCAGGTCATCTGGAAATACCGCAAATTGGGGTCTATCGAGATCATGTACCCACACCCGTACTTATGACACACCACGCCGTCCTCAATGGTGTCCACGGCGTATCGCATGAATCCGCCATGGTTCATATGGAGCAAATCGTCAGGCTTCACACGCATGTACCCACCCTCTGTGACCCACTTTTGAAACTGTTCCTCCGATTTGGCTGTCGGCATCTGGTGTCTCAATCTTTTTTTTCTGCATCCTTCCTAACGATGAGCTCGCAGACAAACGTGGACATGTTCAATAGCCCTCAAAGATTCCAGTCTGACCCGATGATGGATTTTTCAATGCCCAAACGCCCCATACCATGGGTGACCATAGGCCTGTCGCTGACCCTCGTCCTCCTACTTGTCCTGTGCATTGCAGGCTTCATCCTCGGGTGGTTCTCCTTCGGAAAGTGCACCAAAAAGGAGTGCCCGGCGGAGAAGGAGTGCCCGGCGCCGACCGAATGCCCGGCGCCGACCGAATGCCAGACGTGTCCGGAGGCAGCAGAATGCCCCGTGTGCCCCGTGTGCCCGGTTGGCGAAGCCCCGGAGTGTCCCATCTGCCCCCCGGTGACCCCAGAACTCGAGAAGATCGATGCTGCAGAGGAGGTGGTCATCGTCGAATCAAAGCCAGGGGTCGTTGTTCAGGAATGTAAAACCTCTCCAGGATGCCCAGAGAACTCGTGCATGATCTGGGACGGGAAACGGTGCAGGTACCCCCGTGGATTCACCAAACCCACCCCTGCTGCCACCACCACCACCACCACCGTCACTGCCAAGGTTGCCGAGAACAACAAGAAGAACAACAAGAAGAACAACAAGAAGAACAACAAGAAGAACAACAAACAGGGAGGAAACAAGAAGCGGGGTAAGGAGTCCTTCTTGCTGCTGTGATGACAGAGAAATTACAGAGACGGCACAAACTCCCATTGCAATTCCTCGCAAATACACTTCCATATCATATCCATCTGATGCAGCTTTTCGTGGCTCTTTAAGAGTGAAAAATGCTGCATGAGATCCGTTTCGCCCAGCAGTTCGCAGAATTTGTACAACACGTAGGCGTAACTCAGGAAATTCTTACGAGTCGGTGCCACCCGTTTGACGTGCTTGTTGAAGGGGGCCTGTATCTCCGCAAACATGTTCTTTAATGCCCTCTCCAGACTAGGGCTCAGTGTCGGAGGAGGCGTCCCCAGCGCCTGGCAAATGGCGTGGACGTGCTCATACCACTTGCTCAGTCTGAGCTTTTTCAGGTGTTTTTTGACGTGGGTCGGTGTGATGTCCTTGACGTCCGTGATCCGGTGTTTCTTGAATTCCATCCGGACGGCATCCAGGACCTCCTCGGGGATGTGGGTGCTCTCCCTGCCCTGCAACGAGTTGATCCATTCGCTAAAGTGGTTGACGCGTTTGTAGGCACAGTGATTGTTGACCTGGCTGCTGACCTGCTCGTCGAACGACAGGTTGTTCTGGTTGATCTCAATAAACGATTCGGCAATCCCACACGAAGGACACACCAACTGCGCCTCCGTCTGCACGAAGACCTTGGAGACGTGACACTCCTGACACTCCCATTCCGTCCTGTTTGTCCCCCGGTTGGCCGCCTTGGTCTTCGGTTGGCGCTCGAATATATACGAATAGTCCTCCTCCATCTCCGCCATGTACCGCGAGAAGATCTCCTTTTTCGACTGGGTGCTGGTCACGTGAAAGCCGTACTCATCCAGGTGGGACGCCTTGGCAATGCTGCTGTCCTCGTCCACGTCCCTGGCGTACTCCTGGATGAAGGGCACGGCCTTGAGCATGTAGTCCACGGCATCCTCTTCGTTGCCGCCCTCCAAAAGACTCTGCACCTTGGTGGTATACTCGCACTCCAACGTGGTGTCTCGGGGAGGTGAACCGGGGACAACCATTTAAAGAAACACGCCGGTCACATACCTTTAAATCCATAACCATGATGAAGTGGATACCCTGGAAAGCTTTGGAGTGGTGGTACAAACCCCCAACAGGAATCAGGGTCGTGAAAGTCCTCGCGATCGATGATGACATGTTTGAGTACATAAAGTGGAATGCTGAGGCGTTTGCTGGGGAGGGATGGCAAGATGCGATCGAACAGGAGGTCGGAAGACCGATTTCGAAAAACGGGAGGATGGAAATCAGGTACTTGGACGGGACCACGAAGAAACGACGTGTTCTGTACCCCGGTGATACCTGCGATCCCACGTTCCCGAAACCGCCGAGAGTGGTCTACCTATCCGCATTCCTGGTCCCCAGAGACGGCACAAACCGCCGACCGTTAAACGTGATGACAAGGATGCAAAAGTATCACGGGTCTACCGTTGCCTGCGCATCGCACATGTTTCCGTTCGATGATGACGATCAGCTAAAGGAAACATATTCACATATCAAAACGATCGATCTCTTCTTTTCGATCGGCAACATCAGCTTTGAGATTAAAGAGTGCCCCACGTAACTTCTTGCTCCCACTCCCACACAACTTACATGAGGGGGACGAAGAACGGCTCTGACTGCAGACTGGGGGCGGGTTGCGAGTTCTGGAGGACGACGACGATCAACGTGGCCGCCAACAGATTCGTGATCAGGGCTTTGGCAAAGGTCTTCTCGGCGTGTTTCTCCTTCAACACATAACGGATGTACGCCCAAAGAGCAAGACTACCCAGGACGGCCGTGGCGTAGGCAACAAACACAGGACTTTCAGTATCCATTTACACTGTAATAGAGAAATTATTTACAAGAAATCCACGCTCTCGTGCCGCTGGTGGTCATCACCTTCGTCGTCTGAACCGAACATATCGTCCTGCTGGATCTGAATGGGCATGTACTGCTCCACGGAAGGCTGCTGCTGAGGCTGCTGAGGCTGCTGAGGCTGCTGAGGCTGCTGGTGAAACTGGGGCTGTGGTGGAATGTCGGACAGGAACTTGTACTCGTCGTCGACGTCGTCCAGCGGAATATCCTCCATATCATCATCCTCCATCATCATCTGCTGCTGTTGTGGTTGTTGGGGCATCTGCTGGGGTTGTTGGGGCATCTGTTGGACCCACTGTTCTGGCGGCGTTTGTTGTTGTTGGGGCACCCGCTGCTGAGGCTGCTGAGACACAGAGTACCGAGGTGCCGTCGAGGTCGGAAGGAGGTCAGTCGTGTGGTCCATATCGGCACTTGCGGCAATGGGGTCAATGCCCTCGTTGTCCACAGACACGGTGAGGTACGCCTCCAGTAGCTGATCGATGGGTACATTCTGTCTGACAGACTCTTCCACGGCTTCCCGCATGAGGTCGTTCTTGGAAGTCCTATTGGAGTACAACAGCTTTGGCTCGTAAAAAAACTCCTTGGCGACGTAGATATACACGCTGTGCACGAATTTGCTGGTGTCAGGGACCGACAGCCTGATGTTGGAGTTCTGGTTGGTGTTCAGCCTGATGGAGCCCAGGACTTTGGTGTAACTCACGCAACACGCGGTGATCAGGTTCTGCAGCTGACTGTACTTCCGCTCGATCTCGGCCGTCTTGTCCTTGATGACCTGATCATTCCACGAGGGCACTTGCTGGAGCATCATTCGAAACTGCTTCGGCTTGTGTTTTGCGTGGTCGTACAGACCGGACACGGTGCGCATGACGTAGGGCAGCATGATGTCCGACAGTTGGTGGACGTATTCCTTTTTGGCGTCGAGGAGGATCGGGGTGAGTGAAGCCATTGTAGTGTGCTTCTAAAATTTCTTTCGCATTTTAACCACCCCCGATGATGCGTGATTTATTTCATGTTCAGCTTGCTTTTCAGGTTCTGCAGCGTCTCCAACAGCTTTCCGGGGGGGATTTCTTTGGTCTTTTTTTCGCTTTTCCTGCTCCTGCTGCTCGGGGCAACGGGTTTATTCACCAGGATGGGCGTGGGTGTCGACGATGCGGCGGATGGGGCGGGGGTAGCGGCTTTGTTGGGAACAAAGGTGCCTCGATCGGGTTTCCAGTCGATCCGCAGCACGTCCTCCTCAATCTCCGTCACCCGAAACCCGTTGTAGCGAAGCTTGTCCCTCGTGTACCGAACGGCGTGTGACACATCGAACATCGGGCGGCCGGGGACGATCGGGGGGATGGTGTAGTCCGTCTGTGTATACCCCTTACGAGCGGCGTACTGGATTCGGTGCTGGATTCGCTCATATATCATTTTATACGTTTGGTGATTGACAACACCCTTGTTGCTGCGGAGGGTGCGGGCGTCGTCTGCAGTCACCATTACTACTCTGAAATCAGATGATAAAATAGTTTTTACACACGGACGATGGTTTATTCATTCCTCCCTGCGAGGTTTCAGGGTGGCAGATCTGAGCGTCCAGCGAATACTGTCTGCCAACCTGCGGGCAAAGTCACGGGTGTCCTTCGTGCTCTCCTTCCTCCTGTGGTCGTTGTAGGTGACGTTCTTCTCAATCACGTCGAAGACGGACATGAGGCCTTGGTCGCATCCCAACACCTTTACGGCGTCCCTGCATCTCTTCGTGTACTGTCCCCTGGGAGGCAAGGACTGGGCCAACATCTCAAAGACAGTCGACAGGGCTTTGATCGTACCACTGACCATCTCATCAGTCGTTGGGAGAGGAGGATCTAGCAGGAACCCCCTGTATTTGTACGCAATGACATCCTTTTCGGGGTCATCACCACCCACGTAGTTGAAGAACTTGTTGTACAACGACCAGACGCTCTTGAAACGTTCCGGGGCGTGTCTCCCCCAAAGGCAATCCAAGAGTTGAGAATAGTACGCAATTGCACGTGTCTCAATCGGGTCGTCATCGGACCCGTTGTAGTGGAATATGGCACTCATGAGCTTGGCATTCAGTGCGTATTGAACACGGTTCTCTAACGCTTCAGGGTTCTCAACGCATATTCCAGAGGGCGTCCTTGATCGGATGATACCTTCCACCCCAGTCCTCCGATCGTCGACAGGACAGATGTACTCTCTGTCAATGGTCACATTCACCACAGCCGGCTCGGCGCCCATTTGACGACAGGCCCAGTTACGCTTGCAGTGTCTCGCGACTCGTTGCATACAGGGACTGACATTTCTGCAGCCAGTGTTGGTACACACGTACATTTCCACTGTGAAGTTTTCAGACCTCTCCATGGTTGTCGGATTGGTTTTATGACGTGTGGGAGTGCGAGCCACCCCTTTAAGCCCCCGGTGATTTAGAAACCAGAAGGGTACAGGCATGCCGTTATAACAAAACCGTAACGACTAATGTGCGGATATGCCGGCATCGACGCTGGATAAAGGCACCAAAGTCCAAAAAGTCTCCAAAACCCACCGTGGCGTTCTAAACAGACATGTCGGTCGTGGTGGGCATGTATGTAGTAGCCGAGGCGTTCTACGGGGGCACGTGTCCGCTCCGGAGGGGTGAATTTGGACACGGTGAGACATTAATGGAAACTTTATAGCCTCGGTCTGCGCGCCAACGTACAATAGTCGGCGGCCGATTTCGTTGTATTTCGACCCTTTAACCCGCCAGGTCGTGTTTTGGGGGGTGGCAAAACGCCGAATTCGATCCAATAAGGGCGCCTCTACGGTCCCTGCTCACACGCGTGCAGTCAATTTGGCGCGAAAATGCGATTAGCGTGTGCTTAACTGGCATAGCCCACCATAAACTCTCGTGGGCCGCAATGACCCCGCAGTATGCCACCCAAACGACGTATGAGCAGAGGTCGTTGAGGATGACAGGGTGTTGGGAAATGCTCGTGGCGGACGGGAAAGGCTTGCGTGTGTGAGCAGGGGTCGTTGAGCGCTCTCGGTGGTCCAAAATCCGCGTCGATGTCCCCCGAAAACTGTCATTCCAGTGTCAACGGGGTTCCATGTTGCGAGTTTGTTCCTCGAGGTGACCCCGAACACCCCCTGCTCACACGCTTACACTTTTGCAAAAAGATCGATACACGGGGGCCGGTAAGCCTAGGTGTGCACGAGGGGATTCCGACGGTGCCGAATTCCAGGCACTTCGCGGTGTGTGAGCGGGACCTGTTGGCGGGAGGTGGCACCGTGCCAGGTCTCCCGTGTGCCCGAACGCTCAGCCGATGCGCCAAAAAAAAAGTGTACCCCTTTTCGGTTTTGGGAGGTGGATAAGGCGGCGGCTCACACACGAGGGCACGAGAGGAGCGAATCGCCAGCGTGTACCCCGAACCACCACCTTAAACTTGCCGTCCAGCATGGCCACGGACTCGGCCAAAAAAACAGGGAAAAAAACGTCTCATTTTGGTGAGAGGATGGCCGAAACCCCTTCCACGGGCCTTTTTTGAGAATTGTGGCGCGTGTGGACAAGACTGGGGCCACCAGTCATCCCAGAAAACCCCTCAAAATGACGTGCGAGCCGGGGCCATTTCGCGCCAGGCAACGGAGAGATCCTTAAGGTGTCGTGGTGTAAACGTGTCGTTTACTGGTGCGGGCGATTTTCCCAGATTTCTCTCCTCCAAAATGTCCTAAACACCCTCTGCTCACACACCCCTTCACCTCCATAATATAGAAGAAACACTCAAAAAGGGAATATATAAAAAGATTACACAAAGAAGAATAGATGTTGCAGTATGGAAAGGAAAAGAACTACCTGGGGGAATGCCACAGCATAGCTGTGATTTCTCTAGAAAAAACTTTTTGAAACCAGTTCGCATTTTAGTTTTTGAGTGTATTCCTGGAATCGTAAGAGTACGCCAAACGCGACATGCCCGTTGAAAGGTCACCCCTCGCACACTCCGGTGCATCCCGCGCCAGACAAGACGTGCGTTTAACAGCATGCCGTCGACTCATGCTGTTCGCTGTGTGTATAAGGAAGCATTTCGAGCGACTTTAAAAGGGCTCCAACACCGCCCGCTCGCACACCCGTGGCGTCATCGGGGTGTCTTCCTACCCCGAAATGACGCGATTTTTACCCCCATGTAATAATTAGCGTGTGCTTAACATCGCAGTCACCCAGCCAATCATACAATCATGCCACGGCACCCGGCGCATGTCGTGTTTGGCACCGTCTCGGACCAGTGGGGTGCCCGGTTATTGTCAGAGCCGATTTTGGGGCGCGTCAATCTGCAACTTTTTTTAACGATGCGTGGTGTATATGCGCGTAGCCGACCTCTTTTCCGGCATTGGTGGGTTCACAGTCGCTCTGGACGTGTTCGAAGACGTGGAGACGGTGACCTACTGCGATATAGACGGTCGATCGCAAGCCATCCTCAAAAAGCACGTGGACCAGGGTACCCTCCCCAAGGCACCGATCCACAATGACGTCTCCACGCTCCATTTGGCACCGGGGAGCGTGGATATGATCGTCGGCGGCTTTCCATGTACGGGCTTCTCCTGGGTTGGCTTCAGGGAGGGCATTCAGAACAAGGGGAGCAGCCTGGTCAACCAAGTGTTCAGACTGGTGCAAGAGGCGTCCCCCAAGTTTGTCCTCATGGAGAACGTGACGGCCATCACCCTCTTTCCGGAGTACAGGGACATTTGCACGGCGTTTTCTGAGTTGGGGTATAGAGTGACATGGACGTGCGTGAAAGCCTGCGACGTTGGGGCTCCCACCAAGCGGTACAGGTGGTTTGCTCTGTGCTCCAGACGAGATGTGGACCCCGGCTCGTTGACCCTCCGTCTCAAAGGGGACAACAACAAACTCCCCCTGCACCGGTGGATCGACACCGAACCGGAGAGAACCGTTCCGACCATCCCCTGGAAGAGCAAGGACCGCCTGTTCCTTCTGGGCAACACCGTGGTCCCCTCTGCTGTGCGGGTGGCGTTCGTGATGCTGTTCACCGGGCTGTCCATCGACGTCGATACGCTCCTGGATATGCGCGAGTATACCTTCCAAATCCCCTCCGCCACGGCCGTGATCTCCAAAGACGATGTTGTGGCGTCCAAAACGGGCGTATGGGATGACGGGTTTTGCTCTGTGGTCCCACCGGCGATGACCACCCGTCTCTACCGTTCATTGAATCTCGTGCTCGATCCGGGTTCGTGGGTGACGGACAAGCCCAGGATGCATTCGTCGGCCCACCAAACACCTTCCCCCCTCATTTCCCACAGGGTCAACTTACCCCTCTGGGCGACACCCAGGTGCCAAATGGGCTGTAGCAATTATCTCAGTCGACGAACCAAAACGGATTTGAGGACTCAGATACGATTCGAACAGAATACGAGGGATAAGGCGGGGTACATCAGCCCCGAGTTTGTGGAATGGTTGCAGGGGTACCCACAGGGCTGGACGGCATTTCAGGTGGAGGAATGAATCCGCTTCGCTTCCTCGAGCGACATCAGGGGTTTGTGCAGAAACATGTTGACGGCATTGTGCACCGTCACCGTCCACTCGAAGAGGCTTTCACTCGAGCGAAGGACCTCCTCGGTGAGCCTGTAGGTACCGCTGTTGAGGATGGCCGTGTACTTCACCTGACAGCTGAGGCAGGGCACAGAGTTTGCAAAGTTCCTGTACCACTGCATCACGTCCTTCTTGGAGATGGTACGAGGGTTGTATTCGACTGCAAAGGCATGGAAACGACGCCACAGTGGAGGTCCCCATTTCTCTGGTGGTGTGGACATTTATAGGATGGGAGGTGGATATTTTTTTCGAGTTTTTAAATGAATGCTGCTGACAGATGAGCGAATCCACCGCATCCAGTCACCAGATTCCTCGCAGCCCCGAACGCGCGGCGGTCGTGGAGATGTTGGTGAAGAAGCTCGGGTACCCTTCGTTCTCGGGCTCGTACGGGAGTGTATGGAACATCACCATGTCAACCACCTGGAAACGAGCCATCACACGGGTCATGTTGGCAGCAAGAAACACGACCGTCGTCTCCTTGCCATCAACATCCTCCAAAATAGCCATTAAAATCCAACAGAAGAACCCGTCAGTACCGATCAATGAGCAACGAGCAATGTGGGACGACGAGACGCAGGCCCACGAATCGTTGCACCATATACCCTTTGTTCCCAGGCTGTATCTTGCTGCGACGGTGGGGTGCCATCACGTCACAGTCATGCAACACGTCCCCGGAACCCCCGTGGAGTACCTGGATGAGGTCAAACCTGGTGTGTACCACGGCATCGAGCAGGCCGTGCGACACATGTGGAAAGCGGGGTATGCCCACGCTGATCTGCACAGTTACAACGTCCTGGTGACCAGGTATGGCAGCGTGTACATCATGCATTTCGGGTCGACAGTCCGTCTTCCGGATCGTGTTCGCAACGAGGTGATGGACATGGACGATGTGGACGTGGAGACGGTGTGGGATACGGTCGTCAGCCCGTGTGTCCCCGCTGCCAACTCATGGTACACCGAGTACACCCCGATCCAGGAATGATGTGATGACGAAATTTTATATCTGCCTTGATAGATAACAAATGGACCCAGGACATTCCATAGACGCATCGAATGATCTGCGAGGCATCACCCATAAGCTCAGCAAGACCGACTATCTGAGGTCATGGAACTCGGATGCCCACACCTCGCCACAGGTTGTCACCGTGCCGTGGCTTCCCACCCACACGGAACGTCCTCAGAGCGTGAAGAACCCGGCCCTGGAGCAGGAATGGGTGCTCAACCCGGTCCGCCCGGACTCGTTGCCGGATAGCATTGTGGACGCCAGGGGACCACAGAGCATCATTGGCATGTCGACGAGGCAGGGTAACAGGATTGCGTGCCGGAAGTGATGCTGATCGTCGCAAAAATTATATCTCAAACATCCTATAATGGAAGTCCTTCTCGTAGCCGGACTTGGATTATTGGGCTGGTCGCTCAGTGCTCCAGGCAAAGACCACAGAGCCCAGTATACGCCTCCTGTACACCTTCGCGATGATGAGTACCCTTTCGATCCGGACATGTCGAACACGTTGCTGGACGAGGACACCAGGCGAATCAAAGAACACGTCAGGAAATCCAAGGCAAACATCGATGCATGGCGTCATGGACCTTTCCAAGCCGACGACCGAACGGCCTCTGTCGACACGGATAGGAAACTGGACCTGTTCACTGGCACCAACCAGACCTCTTGGAAACACAAGGAAACCTTCCAGCCCCTCTTCGAGCCGGACGAAAAGAGGACGTACGTCACCAGTGGCGGCAAGTCCGGTTCCAAACAGACCATGTACAACGAACGCGATTACACCGACAGGAACGTCTTTATTGGCAAGATGAACAACGTGCTTCCCTTTGAGCAGCAGCAAGTGGGTCCCGGACTTGGCTACGACCCCAACGTTCCATCTGCCGACGGGTTACACTCGACGTTCCGCGTGATGCCCACCCATGCGATGAATGAGCACCGGATCAACCAGTTGCCCGGTCGGACGGCCTCTGGAGCTGCCATTGTCACGCACGGCAGCAAGCGGTACGACGAGTTCCACCAGAAAACGCCGTCTCTGGTCAACCACACGCCCAACATCGGTCCGGGCAGGGCTTCGTTCCAGGGCCAGCGCATCAACCCCACCGTGGACCACAAACCCACCAAATCGGAGGGTATGAATACGCACGAGTACACGGTGACGACCTCTGGTGCCACCTACCACAACGCCGGCACCCAGACCAGGGCAGCCATGCACACGCAGAAGGAGCAGCTGGACGGACTGCCGACGGTCAGAAACGGTGCCGTGTGGGCCCATGCGACGTACGACGGGTGTGGAGCCAATTTGCGAGACCTGAAGGCTGGCACGTTGTCATACAATCCGGATGATCTGTTTACCGGCGCCATGTCTTCCCACGCCAGGGGACCCGCGCAGGACACGTCGTTCGTGATGAAACCCACAACACGATCCTCTGAAACACCGTATATGACCGGTGGAAAGGCTGTGAATGCCGTGGGGACGGTCCGTTCGGAGCGCGTGGAATCCTCGAATGCCAGGGAACTCCAGAGCTGTCACAACACGGGGGCATCGTCGCATCTCAAGGGGGCCACGAGACAGGCCGCCTACGTCATGGGACCAGGCAGGGAGCAGGAGAACGTTGTCCAGCACGGCGCGCTCCAAGGGGGTGGCACGTACACTTCTGACATCCCCAAGACGACGAATAGGAAGCACAAGACGAATGTGTACGATACCATCACCGCTCCTCACGGTGGCCATGCTCCATTCGCCATCCAACGGGAATCCCCTGGCGAAATCACCCTCAGCCGTAAGGTCCCAAGCGTCAATCCCAGGAACCTCCCGCAAAACATGGGCTTGGGTTTGGTGTGTGTTGAGGATTCGTAGACACTTAAAGGAGTTGCGGTGCAGAATGAGTCACCGACCACCATGGCGAATCCCAAGGATACCACCAAGAAAAACACCCCCACAGGCTCAGCAGCAGACCCCGTGCAGGATGAGTGGCAGAAACGCACGGCCACGTGGGAGGATGCTGCCCAAGCGCAGGGATTTGTAAAGCCAGGCGAGCACATCGACCCGTCCAAGATTCGGATGGAGGTGGGTCCCCCGATGACTGCCGAGCAGTTTAAAGTTTGGATGGACCAGCGTAAAGAAATGATGAAAAAACTTTCTGAGTAAAGGGTACAGATGTTCTTCAGGTCCAATATCGCCAACTATGCTCTCTACGCCGCTCTCCTTGGGGGTGTCGCCGTCCTGGTCTACTTCCTGGTGACCAAGCTTCTCAACAAGGGAGACAAGTACGATGAGGAGGAGGGTTTCTTCGGGTTCTTCGACAAGAAGAAGGGAGAGAACTACGACGAGGATGAGGAGGATGATTACGACTACGAGGAGGAGGATGAGGATGATTACGAGGATGAGGACGACGAGGATGATTACGAGGACGACGAGGATATGGAGTAAAAACAGCAATTTCGATAACACGTGTGGTGGTGTAAAAAGCCTTCATTTTTGGATAGTCTTTCGATGAGACCATGCAGAAATGGATGGGTATAGGTATATTACTTCTTGTGGTGCACGTTGTAGGTGCCCTGTTTGGAAGAAGGTGAGATGGTGGTCTTGGGCGAGAGCATGACCTGTGCGGTGTTCTTCACAAAGGTGACGAATGACCCTTGGGGTTGTCTCGCGTGTGCACGTTGTGGATTGGTGGTCATGTCTTTTTGTTAGATATTTAGATCTTCTTGGAGGCGACCGGGGCCTTGGTGGTGGTGGTGGTGGTGGCGGCGGCGGGGGTGACAGTGGTCTTTTTGGCCGCTGCTGGCTTTGGTGCGGCGGCGGCTTTGACGGTGGTGGTGGCAACAACCGGAACAGCAACCGGAGCGTCGTCTTCCTTCTTGGTGTGGACAGACAGGTTTGACTTGAAGCGTGGGAACGTCATGATATCTTAGGCGACAGAATATTTTTTCCCCGTCTTTACTTGCACTTGGTTCCTTTCACCGTCTCGCTGAACAGAAAGTTGGAGAAGGCCTGCGTATCCGGGATGCTGCTTGTGACCGGCATGGTGATGAATTGACGGTCGGATGCCCTCTTTTTGTACACGTCGGACACCTCTCTGATGAGCCCTTCCTCGAATTTATCGCTCACCTCGCGATCCTGTGCCGGCGTCCTGGGACACGCTTTGAATTTGTTGGACGTGTACTCGTGTGGCAGAACATTCATGAACGGGTTGTCGGATGTTGGTTTGGTGCACATGGGCTCCTTGTGCGAGTGCCTGTGTGTGGGCGTGGGACGATGGGCGTGCATGTTGGGCACGTAGACCGCCGTGATGATCAGGATGACCAGGACCCCGATGGCGAGTGGGGTAAAATCATTCTGGTACAGGGCAATGAGTGTGCACGAGTACATCACGAATCGCACCAGGGCGTTGAGTGTATCCGCTGCTGACATGCCCCGGGTCGGGAAGAACTCCTTCCAGTTCCTAAACAGGCAGATGGGCTCTTTGTACCACGGTTGAGATTGGCATTCCATGTGTTACAGTGAGCATGAGAATTACTTTTCAATTTGTTTCATCATGTCTTGCATGCCGTCTCCGCTCATCAGCATTGCCGCCAACGATCCGAGGTCCATCTCACCCGATTGGATCTTGGAGGCATAGTCTGCTGCCAGGTTTTCGATGTTCGTGAGCATTTCCTGTGGCACTGCTGCGGCCGTTGTTGCCAGCAGAAAGAGCATTTGGAGGTACTGGAAGGTGGCCTCTTTCGTCTGGTCGCTTGCTTTGGCCCACATACCCTTCAACGAGACGTCCCCAGGTAGCTGGAGCGTCTCGAACATCTTGGGATCTTTGGCCGTGATGCAGTCGGAGTATGGGCTCACCTTCTCCAGGAACATGTCCAGTGCCGCCCTGGGATTCATGGCCACAAACATGTCGAACGTGCCAAGGAACACGTTGAGTTTCTCGATACCCGGCTCCCCCTGGAAGACATCTACGAGCTCCTGAAGGAACGACTTCAGTGTGGTGTTAAACGAATCAATGGTCGTCATTGGTGACAGGGACAGACTTTATTCCGTCCGAATTAACGCGTTCGACACGATGCTTTTTAATATGCCCTATAAATTAGTGTACCCGGCATGAAATCAATTTTACTGTCTGGGACGTTTTCCGTCGGGTGGAGTGAGGCTTTATGCCAATTCCATCCGTCCATTGTGGGTGTCCACCCAGACTTTCCAGATGACCCGTTCGCGCTTCTCATGCACCGGATTAACGCTTTGAAAACCAATCCTTCCTCGTGTATTGTTGTCACCACCTTTGCGGATACCGTGCAAGATGCGCGCATTCAAAAGGTGGTCACGGATCTGGCTGAATCGTTGCTTCCTAACCGGGAGTGGACGGAAATCGTTTTACATGCACACCAAAATGAGTTCTTCGATAGGTGTGTGCATCACCATGGGTATGCTGATACCTTTGATAAGTTGATGGAGGACTACAAAACGAGCCCCGTATACTTTCGTCAACCTGATAACAACGATGTACAGCATGTCAACGTCCCGCAGTACATCGCCGACACACCGGACATGATGTGTGCCTTTATAGATAAATTGTTACACGCCACTTAAAGGAGGGCCCCTCGAACGTATAGCAGGTTAAAAGATGGATTTCAGACTGGCACCGGACCCCCGGGTCATGACCTGGGCACCCCCATCAGGTGGCGCGCGTTCTTCCAAGTCGGTGTTTGCGACATTTCAGGGACGGAAACTTCGCATACAAACGCCAAAATGTCGATGCCGTATGTTTCGAGATGGGGCCACGTCGTCTTTGTACCTGTATAGCGACGACCACGAGGTCCAACAAGATTTTTTGAAGTACGTCACGGCGCTGGAGGACTACTGCAGCTCCCTGACGTATTTGCGCGGCTGCGAACTGTCTTCGTGCATTCGTAACGGTACCAGCGTCCGACTCAACGTATGGGAGAGCACGGAATGGTTCGATCTGGAGGGTCTGCACGTGCCGTCGCCGGAGAGTCTCAATGCGTGTTCGTGCATCCTGGAATTCACCGGGTGTTGGCTGTCTGCCGGTCAAAAGTTTGGGTTAAAGTGGAAGGTTGTGCAGGTAAAGGAGGAAACACCACCTGGGAAGCCAATGGAAGGCTTCCTGGATGATGAAGGTGATGATGGGCAACCCATTGGAACACAGCATGAGTGCATGTTTCTGGACGATTAAGAGGCAGTACCGCCAATGCCAAAAAATCTAGCGAATACTCCCATGCTAGATTGGCGATTTGTTGCACTGTTTCCCTGCTGCTGTTGCTGACCACCCCGGCCACCAAGGAGTGCTTGATTGTTTCCCGTTCGATTGTGTGACGATGCGTTATTCATAAGTTCTTCGTCATTTGTAACGTATTCGATGCTATTTGAGTTTTCCTTGATCGGAGGAAGAGGTGGTGGTACGTGCTCGCGAATCACCAGCTCGTTCCCGGAGATGGTGACTGGGCACTTGGGAATGCCGCAGTGGACCTTTGTTTTCTGCAACGGATCGAGCAATCCACCGTCTCCCGGGCGGATCTCGCACTCGATGCTCTGCCCCTGGACACACCGCATAAACTGCTTTAGTGGTTCTCCTCTGCGCAGGGCGTCTTTGTGCACGTGGGCATTCACCCCGCGTGGGTTATACTTTTGCAGTTTGTCGAGGGCAACTTGTACCTTGTTTTGCCTCAGTGGTGTCAGTTTGAGTCCTTGCATGGACGGTGGTGGTGTGGAGAAGTACCTGTACACCACAACATCCTTCTTGTCGGGTCGGTGTCCACAGAACCTGAGGGCTCGTCCGACGGCCTGATCATCGTCGGCCACCGTCGGGAGTGGGGTAACAATGTGGACGGCCTGGAGGTACGACATATCGAGTCCCTCAAACTTGGTACCGATGCACACCTTGATCAGTCCCCCGTTGCTGTTGGCGTTGGATTTGAACAGTTTGATGGCCTGCTTCACGTTTCCGTCTGTAAACTGGATGGTTTGGCCGGCGATGGTGAGTTCTCCCGTGTCTTTGATCGGCAACACACGGAGCCCGGGGTCGATCACGTTTCCGAGTCTGTTGGGGTTGACCATGGAGTATCCTTCCCTGTTGATCATGTAGGCCACGCAGACCGCCACGATGATTGGGTCTCTGACGTAGATGTATTGGCACCCGTCGATGCTGCGCACGTTGTCCAGGAGAACTTTCATCTTTTCGCTGAGAACGTACTGACTGTTTGCCAACTTGACGGTGTTCGCTGTCGCTGCGGCAGGCATCCCCGTGAACGCCGTCTTGGGGAGCATGCACCCGTTTCGCAGATCAGATCCGAAGAAGTTTTTGGACGATTCGACGTCATCCGGGTCATCGAGTTTGTGTACGCCCCCTGGTTTCTGCTGCTGTTCCATGAATTTGAGGAGGAATGCCGCCCAGTAGCTCGGTGTCATGGGGATGTAGAGGTTTTTGGGTTCTCCTCCCACGATGCTGCCGTACTTTGTGGTATCCCCTCGTATATCCGCGTAACTGACCAGCCCGCGGATGACCTGGGTATCATTGACGAATTGACGCACGGTGATCTCTGGCATGCCGTAGGGACGCACCAGGTTGATCAGATTGATCACCTGCGATGCCGTGTCCCCTGGCGTGGCGGTCAGGGCGAAGACGTAGGAGTTCTGCATGTATGGCTGTGTGACCATTCTCCTGCGGATATTGTTGAGGGCTGCAACCTCGCGAGGATCTGTGCTCCTGGGTTTGTACAGATTCTGCGCCTCGTCGATGATGAGCACGCCCCCGTCCTTCATGGTGTCGAGGCCGCTCTTTGTGGACGTTTTGTCTCCTCCAAAGACTCGGAATGACATGTAGTCGCGTTCGGTGCTGCTGAGACCTTTCACGCGTTTGCTCATCACGCGTCCTCCAACCTCGTTGCACCAGGATGCCACGGTGTACGTCTTGCCCTCATGTTGGAAGGTTTGGTTGCTCTTGACAGACTCCCTGTTCCACATGTCTCGAGGGGGTGTAAAGGTCTTTCGGAAGACGCTTTCTGCTGCGTCCGGGTAGAACAGAAGGCAGTTCTCCGCGTATTCCGATGCTGGGTTATTCTTGGCATTCTCTTTGGTGGTGACCATGTAAATTGGCAGCTTGCTATCCCAGAAGGCGAGTGCGATTCCGAGCGCCGAGTTGGTCTTTCCCGAACCGGTGTTGGTATACACCAGCAATCCCCGTTGTTTGTTGGGTCCCGGTTTCCCTGCGTGTGCAATCATCCGTGCGACTTGCGAGTGGATGATTTGGTGTGCTCCGAGGGTAGGCGCATTGGCATCACACCCCCATTCCCCCGACTGAGCAGCCTCCAGTGGCTCTTTTACCTTTGTATCGATTTTCTGCCAACACGGTCGGATGAAAGGGTTTTGGCCCCGTTGCATCTCGTCGTGGCAAATTCCTTTCTTCACCAGCCTCTTCTCGATGCCTAGATGACGGAAATACCGTGCCCTCTCGACTTGCTGTGCCATCGCCGGGTTATCCGCATACTTCTTCCTCAGCCGTCTCACCTGCCTCATAAAGTCATCATCTGTCCCGTTGAAATTGTACAGAAACCCTATATCGGGGTGTTGGTGGGGGTTCTCTGTGTTGGTGTAGAGGTACTTTTGCTTCTCTGGCCCCCGTAGAAAGTCGGAATAATTGTACGACCCCGTGTTTCTGCGATAGTTGCCATTGGCGCTGTACTGGGGTGCCTGTGATAGTGATGGTGACGGTCCCCTCCTGGTTGGCCTGTTGTTTTCGGCGGCGATGCCAATCGGGTTATACGGTTTGCTGTTGGCCGTGCTGACGGTGTTGCTGCTGGCTCTGTTGGTTTTGCTGCTAGTTTTGGCACCGCTGGCTCTGCTGCTGGTTTTGGCACTGCTGGCTCTGCTGTTGTTGCTTTTGGCACTGTTGGTTTTGGACGTAGGAGTGTTGGCGGACTGGTTGCTCTTGGTCGCAGTCACAGCCTTCTTCTTGGGTGGTGGTGGTGTCTTCTTCTTCGGTGCCGCAGCCCGCCTCCCGGTTGTTGTTGGTGACCTCGCTGCAGTGTTGGCGGACTGGTTGCTCTTGGTCGCAGTCACAGCCTTCTTCTTGGGTGGTGGTGTCTTCTTCTTTGGTGCCGCAGCCCGCCTCCTGGTTGTTGGTGGTGACCTCGCTGCAGTCGTGTTGGCT